GCAGCTGGTGTATCTGCCTGTTTTTCCGGCGACGGTGTGGCGGGAGTTTTAGCTGTCGAAGCCTGTTTTTCTGCTTTAGATTTTTTCGGCTGCTGATTGGCAGCGGCGGGAGTTGTTTTTTTAGACATAGCTTTTAATTGAATTGTGATTGTTTAGCGATTTAAAGGTGGGGTCTTTTTCGGTTACAAAAAAATATTTTTTGTTTCGCGAAGAAATTTTAAACCCATCCAGCCATCTTCGCTTCTTCATATCCTTTTGCTCTCAACTTACTTGCAGGATTATCGAGTCTTCCCATTCCCCATTCATTTGGCGTTGTATCGCCATTATAATCGGTCATGGTATCTCGGATGATTACGTCGAGCACCGATCTCTCAACCTCTTTAACTCCCAAAAATCTAGTATACGCAACCCCCAAATCCTTTGCGAGCTTGAATGTTTCAGCTTTTGTCAGAAACATGAGAGGGGTATGGATTTGAAAAATGGGCTGATGCGAAGTAGTATCCATGGCAAGGCTAAGGGTATTTTCCATGCTGTTTATAAAACTCCTCCTACAATCCGGATAGCCGCTATAATCCGTTTGACATACCCCGGTTACTATATCGAATATTCCATTGTTAAACCCCCACGAGGCCGCAATGGTAAGGAAAAGCATATTACGGCCAGCGGTGAAGGAGGCCGGGAGGTTGGCATTTTGGGAATGCGATTCATTATGATTCAGGTCATGATCCGTAAGCGAAGAGCCTTCCAATAATCCTCGAACATCTCTGAACACATGCCGAGAAACACCGGCATCCCTGGCTATCTTTTTGCACTGTTCGAGCTCTATCAAATGACGTTGACCATAGTTGAAGCTGAAAGCGATTATTTCAGCATCGGGCCATCCTTTCTTCGCCCAATAGAGACACGTTGTACTATCCTGACCTCCTGATAAAAGAACGATTACTTTTTTCTTCATGGTTTTTTATTTTTAAGAAGTTCGTATATATCGTAGAGCTTATCGGCTATTAAATAGCCAAAAAAAATAATAACGGATTGAAAAATAGAAAATTTTTGTCCGTATGATATTGAAATTATTTGAACAAAAGCAGAAACAAGAATCGCTTGTATAATTCTCATAATAGAATTTTTTAGAATGGCAAATCTTCTATATTTGGGGCGGGCGGTATTTCATCCCATTCCCAACCTGGTTCCAAATCATATCTTGCACTGCATTTTCTTGTTTCCTCAACTGTGCAAGATATTAGCTTACAGCCGGTGCCATGCAATTGCAGGGGGCCAATAACCTCTACGAGATATTTGGCAATATTTTCAGCAGTTGGATTGAAAGGAACAATATATATACCAGATGCAGAACCGAAATGGAGATAGATTTGGGCAGATAATGGGTCTTCTTCCCACATAATCAATTTATGATCCCATTCTATTTCCAACCAATCACACAATTTTGATTTGATAACAGAAAAGTCTATTACCCTCCCTATTGCATCTGTTTCTGATTTGGCAACAACCTCAAAATGTATTCGATAATTGTGTCCGTGCAATTTAGAGCATTTATTCTCGTGACCATAGACGCGATGGCCCATGCATATGTCGTGGTATCGAATAGCGGTAGTCATAAAATTACATGGTTGTCTTCAAGGTAAATAAAGAATTTATCTCTTGCAATAAGAATTTCTTGAAAGAAAATCCTGTCCCTCACTTGTTCATTAACCTCTTGGACTTGTTCAATAAAAAATTCGCACTTATGCAGTATTAAACCTTCTGGCATATACGCTAATACACAATGCCATTTATCGGGATAATCGCGCACGGTCTTAAAAAAAATATTCTTTTTTGCAAGCTCAGCCAATAGATTGTATATCATAATTCTTTAAGCGCTTTTAATATTGCGTGTGAAATTTTTTCCTCTTCTGATATATGTGGGTTTGGGCTTACTTTCGCATCAATGCGTCTCAGAGTTCTTGCATCAACCGATCTCTCAAGTCGTATTGATATAATTTCGCCAATTTTTTTAAAAGACACTATAGCGCCAACATTAGTCGCTCGTAAAATTGCATCCAATAACTGATCCATTCTAAAACATTTTATGTTGTTTGGTAAGATATGAAAAGTCCTTTGTGCGATTTACAACATCCAGGTGTTCGCCATAGGTTTTGTAAGCTTGGACACCGTAGAAGTCGTATATCATTCGCAATTCTTTCTTCGTAGTATTCTCATCGATCTTATGACCCATCTTTCGTAGTATGGCTTTAAAATCCTCCTCTTCTTCAAACTGCTTGAACTCCATCCCAGCCCAGAGGCATAGTGGCCTGCCAAATCTACGACCATCTTTATACGTGCTACTATCGACGCTATACCATGGATATCGGGTCATCAACTCCACATTTGTCATACCAAAACCATGAACACGCAATGTAGGCTTTTCCCTTAATATGGTCCCCCATATCTCGTCGCAATATCTTTCTCTTCCAGATTTAAACACCATGCCTCCGAGGGCAATATAGTCATACTCTGCATACATCTTGCGTAGATCATCTATACTTCCACCCATATGAAACGTAGGCATAGGATGCAGTTCTTGCGCCTCCATATAGCGCATATTCTTCATGGTTTGTTCTGCATCACCAATGACGTCCAACCCTGCATATAGTTTGGCCCCGGATGATCGAACGAAGTTGCAATAGTCTTGTATATCTATCTTCCGGCCACTATTTTCTGCGCTGAAAGCGCCGCTATCGATAAATACATCGATGCCTTTGTCAATCCAGGACCGTATAAGTTCTGCTTGTGTTCTGAAATACCAGAAGCTCCCCAATACCTGATACGGAGGTATGATAAAACAGGCTTCAGCTTCTTCTGGTGAAAGGATGGCCGCGTAGTATTTCAAGAGACTATTTTTTCTATTTTGTCAAGGAAATTTATTAACTGATCGTACGCTGTTTTGGGGCCATGATAAGTTGCTTCAAATTCTAATGTTGCACCGAATTTTGGAGCAAGTATTGTCGCCTTTACTGTCTGACTAACAAGGCATTTTAATGAACCTGCTCCTGTGTCTTGATAATGATTCTGACCAGATATTGAAGAAAGAATTCCTCCATTCCGCATATGATATTTTAACCTCTTTTTAAACTTCTTGTCTGTCATTTTATCAAATTTAAAAATTCTTGCCTCGCATTAATATCCCGTTCAAAAACACCTTTCATGGCGCTGGTGGTAGTCATTACTCCAGGCTTCTGTATGCCGCGCATTTCCATGCAGAGATGACTAGCTTTTAAAACTACAGCGACGCCATTAGGATTTAATTCTTCTTGCAATCGATCCGCTATTTGCTGAGTGATTCTTTCTTGATTTTGGAAAGCCCTGGCATAGTGATCTACTGTTCTTGGTATCTTGGAAAGACCTACGATCCTACTTGTCGGTATATATGCCACGTGAGCGAATCCAAAGAATGGTACAAGGTGGTGTTCACAAAGACTATAGAAAGGGATGTTATTTACCACAATCATTTGGTCATTGCCTTCATTTTCGAATGTAGTAAACTCAAATGGCTTCGGCGTCATAAACTCATCAAGAAACTTTATATAACGCTCTGGGGTTTTTTGCAAACCTTCCCTACTGCAAGAATCATATCGATCTATAACTAATTGAATCCCGTATTGAGCATTCTCTTTCCTTATTCTTATGTCTAGATTCATCCTTTATAAATTTTCGATTGTGAAATAAACGTTTCCAGCTTTGGCATAAAGACAGGATCATCCGTGCCGATATAGTCTTTTACAACGTCATATGAATGCATAGCAGTTGTCCTATCTCTGCAAAGTGCATTTCCTATTTGACGCCAACTATATTTTCTGAAATACTTTTCGAACGATACATACCAGAATATTTTCCTCAAATCACTCATTTTCTTGTCGGATAAATTGCCATACATGCTCTCAAAAGATACGTTGAATATGGAACATATTTCAGATATAATATCGTCGAGTTCTTTAACAACATATCGTTCGATTGGCAATATTCTGTGTGGCTTATTATCTTTTTTTTCGAGGTTAGTAACTTGTACTTTTAATAATATACCCTCTTCCGGTATTTCTATTCTGTAATACTTTGCTCCCTTTTTTTGCGCCTTCATTTGATAACCTCCGTTATTTCGTACTTAATATCCCCGCCTTCAAAATCGGGCCGCTCAATCAACAGTTGCAAATCTTGACTTGCAGCCCATTCAGAAATTTCCTTTAGACTATTTCTGTCAAGAGTAGATGCATCGAAATGTAAAGCCCTTACTTCGCCCATGGTTCTGGATGCCAGCTTTAATGCACCTATGTATATGGCGCTGCTGGCAAGCTGGCTACGGTCAAAAGAAAACCCGTTGTACGTTATGCCTTCTTCGTCAAATCCAAAACCTTCCGGGAGATTAGCCATACGTATCGCCTCATCCTTGTCTTTGATTATTTTCTTTACTTCATCATCAGCTTCCTGCTTTGCTTTGACTGATTTTTCCCATGTCTTTTGCTGCAATTTAGCTTTATTATTGTCTTCTATAAGCTTGTTGCTATCTTTTATTTTTTGGATTTCGGTGCGGATAGCTGCCAGATCAGCGTCGGTTTTTAGCTTATTTCTTGGGTCGGCCAGCCAAGCATTACCTTTATCGATATCGGTTTCTAAGAGCATATTGGCCTGATGCAACGATTCAATTTTATCTCGAAGCTCTTTTATGCTTGCTTCATTAGCCTGTAGAATCTGCTTTTTATCATTTAATCGCTGCTGCACTCCCTTTATCCTTTCATTATCGGCCGAAGCATTGTTTAACTTTGCCTGAGCGGCCTCTAATGCAGTAGTATCCTCTACTTCAGGAAGGCTATCGATAACATTACCCAATTTAAGTTTTTCTTCGACCTCTTTTTTGTTATAAAAGGTACGGTTTTCTTCTGCCTCTTTTAACCGCTTATTCAGCTCCGTAAAATCTATCCCGGCCATTTTTTCGAGCGTCTTGCGCTGTTGGGCCGGTTGTTGATTTAAGAACGCGTCAACATCGAATGAAGGCGGAAAAAAATAATCGCGAAGCTCTTTTGTGACAGATGATCGAATATTTTTTTCAGATATATAGATCATTTTTTCTTTTCCTCTCAAATCAAACTCCCATATCAATTTTTCGCCGGTAGTAAGCTCCATCTCATAATTGCCGTTGACTTCTCCCTGCCGTACTATCTTATCATTCTTGATGCCTTTAAAACGGTCCATAAGGCTGCGAATGAAAGAAGTCTTCCCCTTACCGTTGCCGCCTGTTATAATTGCTGTGCATCCATTGAAGTCAATGGTCTTGGCAGATATGGCCTTTAAGTTTGATACGCTTATTTTTTTGATCTTAGACATATGTTGGTTATTTTTTTGCTCTTATACGCTGAAGGCAATTTTGTGCAATATCGGTGTAATATGGGTTTTCTTTTGCGGATGCAGTTTCTTCGATAACGTCAAATTCTGATCCCTTTACCTGACCAGGAAGCCATATTGGGACATAATAATCATTAGAGCCTTTTGTTTTTTTTGCATGGATATATATTCGCAAATCCCTCTCATTAAACCCTATTACAGCTACTAAATCCCTTTCGCCTGAGCGCCGATCCCTGGTAAGCTTAAGATTATACTGGAGCTGCAAATCTTTGAATAATCCTTTCAATTGCTCAGGAACAGTCGAAAGTGTTTGCAATGCCCTTACCCTTCCCTGATTTTTTTCGAGATCATAACGGGCCATAATACCATGTTGCATATCGAAAGGGAGATCGTGGAATTTTACATGTTCTCCAAATAACGCATTCCATCCGATCTCTTTCTTGTATTCATCGATCCATGCGCAGAAATCTTGTAGAGCGTCCGGATACCAGAGCTTTATATTGTTAAAAAAATTTTCCTTTGTCAGCGCTTCGTATGTACGCTTGTTTGGTTCACGAAGATTCATGTTAGAATATTTTTATTGACGATCCATTAAATCAATTTCTTCTTGTCTGTCAAACCAAGAATCGAAGTCCTCTAATTCGGATGACCCGTTTTCTATTTCCTCTTCTTCATCATCGGGGCCTATGGTCATATTGCTTATTATTTTTTAATAGCTAAATTAATCATCTCTTCTTGAGATGGATTTAAATTGAATGCCAATTTCAGCTTATCAAATACGTCTAATTCCCCATTAGCATACCGGGCAATAGCCGATTTAACCGCCTTATCCGTGCAAGGCTGGAGCTTTGCACGTTCTGCCGCTTTAATATCAGCAGCAGCAGCGGCGGCGGCATTATAATCTGTATTTTCGCACCATGCCTTTATTTCACGTCCGGTTTTTTCCGTTATTATGAAAGGGTCTCTTTTTTCGAAAACGTTTGTTCTATCTTTTGAAGGTGTTGCAAAATGCGTATCCCTGTCGAGGTTTAACGAAACAGTCAATTCGTATTCCCATCCGTCACGCTGGACATCTTTCATGCCAACTTTCTTTACCTTTTTTGTCTGTTCATCCATAACCGTTTCCGTTTTTGATCGAGTACAAGTTATGACATGAGCATTACATTGAAGAACTTTCTGCAAGAATTTCTCATGCCTTGGCGTTGTTTCACTCCATGCAGACCATGTATTACCCTTAAACCTTGTTTTCGCAAGAGCCTCATTAATTTCCAAGCAACCGCCAGGTCCAGACCATTCGTGAGTCGAACTATCTATTATTATTACTTGGCTGCCATCTTTCAGGCAGAGATCAATAGCCTCTATATATGTTTCCGGGCTAAATGGCGGTTCCAGGTTAACAACTTCAAAAGGTCCTATGTGATCATATAAAGATGCAGACTTGTTTTCGCTATCAATTAATGCTATTTTAGTCCAATCTCCGGTCATGCCATACGCCATTAAGAGTGCGCTCATGGTTTTCCCTGATCCAGAAGGACCGGAAATATTCATTTTTAAATAGACGGCACTTCTTTTCGCTCGTTGTTTTGTTAGAGCCATAAAAAAAATTTAAGCGTGAATTGATTCAGATTTTTCCAAATGCTCTTTTGCCTGTTCCAGGATTTGAGCGGCCATACGCGGATTGAATAGCAAATACCGCAATTGCAAAGGAGAGAAGGCTATATTCTTTATAGTAATGTGGCGTTTGTGCGCCGTGCTGAAATGCTCATACGTAACCGTGCAGAATTGGGCCTCTTTTTCAGGATTATCTACTCTCATTTTTGGCAGATGCTCCCATGATATTTGATGCTGGAAAGATTTCTGCTTTGTCATATTGGTTTTATTTTACTTTGTAAGTTGATTTAGGATAGAAAACAGAAGATACAAACTCGTTTATCTGTTTTAGAGCGATAGCGGCCTTATCGGTTGTAAGCCTGTCATCCTTTTTCCACCACCACCGAACTATAGTGTAGGTCGATACATCGAAGACTTTTGCCAACATGGCTATTTCTAAATCGCTGTATAAATCTTTTGGTATTTCATTTGCCATAATGCCAGCAAACGTACATGCAAATTTGCTTGCAACAAAATTTTATTTTTATTCTCAACAAAAAACCCGGCGTAGAGACACCGGGTTAAAATCTAAAATAACCAACATGAAACAGCTATGAGTAAGAAAAATGTTTAAAAGCTCTACGTATCCATCCTGCCATGAACTTTTCTTGAGTTCCATTCTTTTCGCAAATGGATATATATCGAGCGCCTTGCAGGCTAACGATGCAACGGAGCAAATCCATTTCGTTAGCTTTGGATACAGCTATTAATGTATTCGATCCTACAGAACCGTCTACGGTTAAGTCCTGATAGAACTTTTGATCCTTGTTGAGGACGTTTAATGATCGCTGCAAGAAAGTGGCCGCTGTTGCGGTTCCGCAGTTTACGCCGAGATCAAAGAGTTCTGTTGCAATAGGTTGGGATTCTATCTGATTTAACCCCAATACCATCCAGAACGAGACATAGTAAAAGTTTTGAACGAATTCTTGCAGGCTCTTATTCTGATCCAAACATTCTGGGAAATTTGGCGTATGTCGCAATTCATCGATGACTACCCAACCGCCCCACGCGGGCCAGTTTTTACGGCTAACTCCCGCATATGTCTCACCGCCATTGTCAGCCGGGTCATTAGCGTACGTGCCCTCTGTGTTCATTGTCTCTTTAAACGCTGTTAAAAAGTCGCTCATATTGGTTTTTTTATTTGTGAAAAGTAGAATAAATTTTCCAGGTTATCCCCCCCGCCATTGTAACGCAGGCGGCAATAAAAAGCCATATCCATTTCTTTGCTCTGGCATCTGCTGCTTTAACGGCGGCTGTACAATCATCTGCATGCGTATCTTTTGCCGCTGACAAGGCCGAGATTCTTTTATCTTTCTCATCTATGCTGTCTTGCATTAATTCAATTCGACGCAAATCTTCAACAGGCTTTAATATATATTTTATCTCTGGCTTGAATTGGATTTGTCCTTTCCCGTAGAATGGCCCATTATATATGAAACGACGAGGAATGTCTGGAAGCGACGGCGATAATATTGTATCTGGCTCTAATAAGCTTTCAAAAAACCAATGTGAAGTATCAGTGGGCATAGCCCGATTATCCCGAAAATATGATGTATCAAAACCATCTCTGTCCATATGTATCCATATTATTCTACATACACTATCCAGATCAATTTCCGGCCCTGGAGGGCAAGGATTTTTTTGAACCCAGTCATAAATCCATTTTGCTTTCAATTGATCTATCTCTGCATCACGCTTCGCAATTTTTTTTGCCGGATTGCATGCAGAAAAAAATAGAGCGGCAATTAAAACCGCTCTTAAAAGTTTCATTTCTTTTTCCATGTTATTGATTTAATCAACAAATATATAGAATGCAATACGCCATTTGCAGGAATATATTTGTCAGGAATAATAGACAAAATTTCTGATACAAGAGCAATTATGCTAACAATGCTGGCGACAATCGGCCAGTGTTGTGCCCAATCGACAAATTGGTTAATGATAGATATCCCCGTACTATCGACGATAGGTTTAGTGCTATCGGATACGGCCTGTGCAGCAGCAGGATGAATGCCAAGAAAAATGAACACAATAACAGAAAGACTGACTGCAAAAATGATCTTCGATACTTTTTTCATGATTTGTTTTTTTTGATTAAGAAAGTTTTTTATCTGTCTGCCTTATCGGCTAATTCGACTCGTATATTTGTAAGCTCTTTAGTTATTTCGTCGAGCTTCATAAATATTCTATCGTCTTTTTGATCTCTCGAATTACTTTTTTCTTCGAGATATTTAATTCTCAATTCAAGTTCTCTGTTTTTTGCCATAAATTTCCCGTACGCAAGAACTATAGTAACAACGAGGCCAAGCAATTCCATAAGGTAAGACACAAAATTGTTCTGGTTCATTTTGATATTTTTTTAAGGATTTCCGTCATCGTAACCAATTTTCGCAGCATCCAAAGGCCATGGCACTTGTACGCCATAAAGACTAACAATCAAAGATATTACCTTCCTTGGCGGCGGCGGGCCTATTACTTTAAAATATATTGTCGAAGTATCTATATAGTTTGTTGCGCTATCGAAAGCAAGCAATTTTGCCTGATATATTCCTGGAATAAGTCTGGAAACCCATATGCCGCCGCTGGATAGCCTTACAATCAATGGAGGCAATCCTGTAGGAGAGGCGGTTATTAAGAATTGAGTATTCAATAATTTCCCACTGCCAGAATAACTAGAATCAAAAAAATAAATTGCCGTATTTGGATAATTAATGACAGTAGAGTCTTGCAAGAGATGAGCATGGACTGGAGAATCTGTTTGGGGCGGCGGGGGTGTTACAATAGCGGGGGGTGTTTTTCTCATTACCCACATTTGCGTCCAACTGTTCATTGTCTTGCTCCATAATCTTGCAGTAAGGGGGAACGGAGTATTCCACACATTTGCGCTGTGCGTACCGCCAATAATCACGCTGTCGAAATATTTTCCCGGTTGGCAGTACTTTTTCATTTCCGCCTGATACGCAAAGAAGCCGATCTGATTATAACCGGGGTCCTGGTCGCCGATGACATATAGACAACATAATCCCCTTCTATCTGTTGTATCTAATACTCCCCGATTAATAGAATTATTCAAGGCTAAGTCGTATCCACCATTTGCCATTGGCATAATTCCGGTTATTCGTTTCGTATAGAATGTATCTGCCCAAATAGGGTTGCCAGCATCGCCCATGACAGTAGACCATGTGCCACGTCCGCCGGATGATAATCCACCAATCCATACGCATGTTGTATCTACTCGAAAAGCAGTAAAGAGGTATGGTATAGTATACTTTAGTTGAGGGAAAGAATACGACCCTCCGCATTTCGCACAATGCGGACTAACTATAATGTATTTAACCGTATCGCCTGTTATTGGATCGATGCCATAAGGCTTTAGCCCGTTCTTGATCAAATAAGGAAGAGACGTATTTGTTACCTCGCTTATATTAAGCTTTGTGCCTTCCCCTGCCCCATGAAGAAAGACAAACAAAGGATAACGCTTGTTGGCATTTTGCGGAAGGGAATAATCGTCTGGATAATAAATTAACGCTTGCCCTAATGGATACCCAGGCGCATAGACGGGTATGGGGATTGCCGTTTGATTGCCTATGACGGTTCCATTTGGAACAATACTATCAACTATAGTTGTTTGAGATATTCCAAAAATCGGAAGTAAACACAGAAAGAAAAGCAGTTTTTTCATGTCAGTTTGATTTTTTAAGGTTTCCCTTTTATTCTTGTTGCTGAAGGTATGATTATATATCCGTTATCTCGTAAAATTAATATTTCAGAAGATTGTGGACCTAAAGAGGCCAATTGATCAAATTGTATTCCGGCAGGGTTTATATATCGACCCCTAAAATAATTTAGATACTTCGAAAATGTAGGATTATATACTACAGATATACTTCCGTTTCTTTGATATGAGTTTCCTTCTGATCCGATAAATGATTGCCAGCCGGATAACGTTAACGTATTAATAGAACCTCCATTTTGTTGATATTTAAAGGGCTTAACGGCATTTGTTGTAGCGTAATAATTGCTATCGCAGGATTGAAAAAATCCCGTAACGACTGTATTTGGAGAATATAAAAACAGTATTGATTTCGAAGTATCAGGACACCCAGCTTGACAATACTTCATAGTGATACCAGTAATGGGCTGACCACTGAATTGTCCATGATAGAACTGTGCAAGACCGTTATCATACGATCTATCCCTCAAATAGGTTATATTGGAGCCGTGGTTATAATAGCCGGGGCCAGAATTCCCGATACATGTATTGTCTGTTATATTAACCAGGTTTGCCCTAGCATCAGTATATATACCATTCTGTCTTGTTCCGGGATCAACTATTATCCCTTCCGTATTGCCTATGCCATTCATTACAAGGTTTCCCCTTACCTGTCGCGTATGAGGATAAGCAGTAGAATCATGATCATATATGTATATTCCTCCTCCATCTGATAAAGTAGCTCCTGTATGATTCACCAGACAAGTATCAATACAAATGGAATCAAAAGAAGAATATATTCCATGATACCCAATACTATCAATATCGAGTTTATATGCATATAGTCCGTCAGCAGGAAGAGCAACACCTTCATAATTTCCTGTTCCGCTTTTCCCCATACCAGGTATAAGACCTATGGATCGAAGCTTACAAAATTTTATTGAAGAATATTTTGTTATATTATTTGTCGGACCCATTATACCATTGTTAAGCATGTCACGAATGGTACAAGAAATTATAGAATCTCTCTGTGCCCGAATATCAAAACCAGTATATCCGTGATCCACCCAGCTATTCATCCATGTAAGATTCCCGCTTCCAAATGGATTTAAAATGTTGTACATATTACCGCCTTGGACTTGCAGGCTATCGAAATGAATGTATGAGCCGGTTACATATATTAGCGTGTCTACGGTCGACGCTTGGACGGTTAGCCCAGACGGATTTGTTGAAAAATATGCCAGCAGACTATCTCCTGTTGCATTCATTGAATACTCCCAAGCTGTATCTAAATATTTGAGCCCAAAGTAGAAATATCCATTTCCGCCAACTCCAGAATAAAATAACCCGTTGACTGTTATTGTACCCCCAGATTGATTTGTTATCAATGCATGTGTAAGAGTATACCTAGAATCCTTTACGCATACGCTATCCCCTATTCTGCTTGGAGTTCCTGTTTGTGTTGCGTCAGTAAACTGTGTAGTTGAAATGGGCGTAATTGTCAGAAATCCAGTGTTAGGATATCTGGCAGTATGCATAAACTGCCCCCCAACTATTACATTGTGGAGGTATTGAGTTGCCCCAGCTATTGGGGCTGCGTAAATATTGCTACCGTAAGAAGTCCAGTTTGTTAATGTTGTATATCCAGAGAAAATAGGGTTAGCACCTGTTCCATATCGGCCTACATACACCGGATTACCTACCGCCCCCGACCTGGTGAAATTAAACCTTCCCGTAAATGTCTCACCTGCATGAAAATAAATGTTGTCTCCGGCACCCCATGCAGATGAAGATCGAAATTGATTTGGTGTCCACGGAGTAGATGCACTCAGACCATTACCACTTCCAGTTCCCGTATTGGATACATAATAAGAGTTTGCTTTTGTAAAGAAAGGAAGAAAAAGTAATATTGTTAATAGACTTCTCATAAACCTATTCTCTTTATGGTAGGTTCCCAATCATAATTCATGCTGCCTCCTGTTGTTCCGTTGGTTTGAACACCTACATCTGTTCCTCCCTTCGCCCTAAAAGTTACATTTGGGAATAAATAATAGCCGGTAGTTGATATATCTGTTGCGCTACCTACTGGATTCAACGAAATTACTCTCGATACTCCTCCGAGGTCCGTAAATGTAATTTCGAGATGAATATGGTTCGTAGTAATGGAATTTACTAAAATATATCCTCCTGCTTCACACTTTGTATCGACAGTAAGCGTTCTTTGCTGTCCTTTAAATGTGGTTTGTCCTGTTTCTAAAGTCCCCCTTATGGGCACAACAATTGGAAACCCGTCATTAAAAGTCAATCCGTTAAGATTGATCGTATCTCCATAGATAGATAGAGAGTTCATATGGCTTCCGCTGGTTCCGATAGAGACATTTTGTCCTCCTCCCTGAATTACAATTGTCGTATCGAAAGCTGAATTACCAAATACAAATGAAGTATCCCTGCTTCTATAGCTAACACCGTTTCTGCCAGTAACGCTTATCGCCGTGGCCGGTGTGCTGAAAACATCACCGTTGGGAGCTTTTATCAGAAGACTATCGGTCGCCCCCGGGGTTGCTTTATTTGGTATTTTGTTTAAGTTGACCGAATCCATGAATTTGGAAGGTCCGCCCATATAGGAGTGCCCGGATTCAATCTTTAATGCCCACGAATTAGTTTGTGTTACATTGGTGCTTGAAATTGGGTCGCCCTCGATCCATAAAGTCGAACCATGCGTATACGTCTGAGAATTATTTGCGCTGAAGATCGGCGACCTGAATCCGATTCCAGAATAATTATTTGTCGTACCAGAAGTAGACCAGTTTTGAATATTTATTCGCCTAATGGAAAATATGTTGCCATATGCGCCATTATTGAAGGTTCCCCAGTTCCCGGTATTACCAATTGTGAATAAAGCCGTATCTGTTACTTGATTCATGCCTATGCCGATTCTTCCTCTATGATCAAGCCAGAAATTTATATCGTTTGACCCTTTAGCATCAACATCAGTTGTATACATTGAGTGAAAAAATAAAGCAGATGGAACAGAATTATTGCTTACAGCGCTATCAACTGTAGAACCGATTGAGGTTGAATATCTATAGGCGCTCCCGTCATGACCACCAAACCAAATCTGTCCATTGTACCAATTTATTTGAGATGCGCTAGGACTAGCGTCCGTACCGCCTGAATGTTTTAAAAGAATTGCTGCCCCAATGGATGAGTTTGTATGCATTTCTGTGGCTATACCAGGCGTAAAAGAGCCAGTGTTTGTACTGATATTTAATTGACCCACATTAGTAGTTACCGCTTTTGGACCGATGAGTAACGCCTGATTGGGTGGGTAATATTTTAGATTTGTATTGTCGTCAGTCAATCCATTGGCGTTGGTAAAGAAAGGAATAGAATATTGCGTAAAGGAACTAGTAACAGAAGTTATTACCGGTCCGCCGCCATAGCGGGTATAACCCCTTATAACTGTTGTTGCTCCTGCTGTGGTGTTTATACCTATAGGATTAACGCCCTGAGCAACATTAGTAGCTCCTGTTATGAACAATGTCCTACCCCCAGTACCGTCCTGCGTTACGATCAATTGAAATGGGTCATCATCTAACCCATTCTTAAAGGTAACCGTATCAACTCCGGTCAATGTGTAGTTCGCGGAGTAGCCTAAATTTATATCAAAAAGGCCAGTTGTTCCGGTGAGTGTTTGATGCGCATTCGATCTGTCTATACTGACGTTTGCATTAGAACCGTTAACAATTATTTTTTCCTTATACTGATACATGGCTCCGGGAATCACCCGGACGGTATTGATATTTTTAATAAGGATAGCTGTATCAAAAGAAGTTCCTGATAGCGTATTGTTAGCTAAAGTGATTGTATTGAGGGACCCGGAAACTACATTTGTACCGTCTATTATTATATTAGGGCCATCAGTTGTTGAAAATGCGCAAATCTGATTATTAGCTATAAGGACATTTGAAAATCCGGTAGTAGGATGCAACCAAATAGACGTACTATCAAAATTCTCAAAACTACAGTTAGCAATTATTTTATCCACTGTTGGCTTATTCAAATGTGCATCAATGCAATATTTCATCCGGTGATTATCAGAACCCATGTTAAACTTTGCTCCGTTCATCTTCAGACCACCACCGGATTCATACAAAATACCCGCTTGAGAATTATATATAGCCGCATAGAAATAACCACCATTTATATAATCGTCTCCGGCATCTCCTATAGCGGTGTCCCTTATAATAGCGCCGTAAGTCTTACATCCATAGAAATAGGGATTATTCCATGTACTCTGAAATCCGCTTTCTCTATCAACTCCTATATTTAGGCCGTACCATGACATATTGTCTAACCTGGCATTAATTCCATTCTGATAAGCAATACCAACACTGGTTGTAGGAGTAACACCGCCCGCCTGAGCAATCATAAAGTCGCCCATAATAACACCGGGCGCATTAACATAGAAAGCGGTATCAGATGCAGAGCTTAAATAAATTCCTGTTTTGCCAGGCTGAAAGACAGCACTATGAGTTCCCGATACATATGTCATAGGAGCGCCACCATCTCCAATTAATTTTATCGTTTTGTTAATGATAACTTTTGAGAGTAGTCTGTACTTCCCAGCCGGGATATATATAGTAGAACCAGATGGGACTATATTGATCAACGATTGAAGAGCAGTAGTTATATCCGCACTACTATCATTTTTAATGCCAGAATAATCCAACACATTGAAAACCGAATACTGTAAAATAGTATCACTTCCGCTCAACTTACCCCTGTAAGAGTAGTTTGTAATGGGCGGTAAAGACCCCCCCCCTATAGAATCCCTAAAAGCCGGTCTCTTCGTTCCATTCGAATAATATTCATACACACTATCCTTCCCTGGAACACGTCGAATACTGTCCAGCTTTGGAGAAATAATAGACCCTAAGCTATCAGCAACTTTTTGTACTCTTCCGTGGCTTGCATATCCTTGGGGACCTACAGAATCCGCATTGTCTTTTTTCAGAAAAATAGAGTTCCTCAGGGCTTGTTTTGCTGAATCTAATTGATTTCTTGGAACATAACCTATTGACGTAGTCGTGTCTTTTTTATATACAAATAATCCGGTAGTATCCAAAGCAGCCCCTATGCTATCTCTGTATGAAAATCTCTTCGTTCCGTTGGAATAATATTCATACACACTGTCCTTTCCAGGTACTCTTCTTATGCTATCAATCTTTAAATAAAATATTGCCGATAAGCTATCCGCTATTTTAGTTCCACGCCCATGCGACAGATACCCATTAGGACCAACACTATCAGCATTGTCTTTCTTGGCATTAAGTTGCAATAGGGTGGCATAGTTGGTGGCAATTACGGCAGAAAGACTATCCATCAATTTCTGCCCTCTTCCGTGTGATAAATATCCTTGCGGCCCTACGCTATCATTATTATTTTTCTTTGTTGAAACAAGATTCGATAAGGTATCAATTCTATCGCTTAAATTCGTTGTATCCGTTGATCCACCCCCTCCCCCGCCACCGCCGCCGCCTATTCTTCTGTAAGATGTTCCCAAATCATAATCTAAAAAACCGCTGTCGGAAGATATATACATTAATCCCAATTGATTCGGTGCCGGTCTTGACAAATAAGGCCCAGCTTTTATACCATTCGCATTTCCATTATTTATTACCTGCAAGGCATTTGCAACTTGTCCCAATCCAAGATTTATTTTATTAAAATCAGAGACCCTTAAATAAGGAAGCAACATTGCTGCTGTATCAGAATATTTAACCACCAATGCCCCTCTCGCATATGCTGAAAGCATAGCCAAAGTATCCGATAATCTTAATCGGGACCTCAAAGAATCTCTTAAGTCTGTCTGATCATTTAAGGTGCCGGATATAAATCCCCATGTGCCTCCTCCAACAGGAGAGCTTACGGAAAGCCAATGACCGCCCAACTTTGCATATAAAGTCCCGTTCTTAAATGCCAAAGAATTATTAAGAGCTGTTGATAGTGTATCTTCAGGAAAATGAGCTCCTGAAGTTATGCTGAAGTATTGATACTCCCATTTCCCGGAAACTCCAGTATAACCAGGAGTAGTCTGAGCATTCCCAAATATTGCCCATAGAGCCAGTAAGATTAAAATTATAAAACGTTTCATCAATTCGTTTTTATTATAGAGTAAAGAATAAATAATGTCTGACCATTGTCAACCGTATTCCCGTTAAGAAGTGTTAGTGTATTTGAATTTGCATTCCAACTCCATCCAACGCCTTCTTTTTCTAAAGGTTTAATTTCTTTTTCGACTGAGACTATTCTTGCATTTAATCCAGCGAGATCGGTCAGAACTATAACTGTGGTTCCGTCCGCATTCGATGTATAATCGATTTGGTAATCTGCTTCATACTTTATCATATTCTCTTCATTTGTTGAAGTTCTATCTCTTGTCGAAAATTTCTTTGTTGATAAATTAGATTGTATGTTATTCTGATTTTCAATTAAAGTATCATCGAACAAAAAAACCTGTCCTTTTACCGGATAAGTATTTGCATTTGGGAAGTCATTGTCTTGCATCAGTCTAACAACGTCATTAACGGTTCCATATGTATTGAGAACTACGTCCCAGATAGTCATTTGATCGATAGCGACAAATTGTTTAATTGCCATTTAAGACGCATTTGGTTGAATGATCAATTTGCCGCTAGAATCAAAAAATACCTTTGGAGAATCAACCGTGTATAAGTCGCTTTTCAATTGAATTCCTATGATCCTCGAAAGTATTTGAGATTGTCCGCTTGAATTCACATAATCTCTTATACCAACTCCGTCGCTAAAATTTTCTTTCCACCAGCCAGGATATGCATTTATTGTATCCTGTATATGCTGCTGATCGCTGACACCATAGGCAAGATCACTATTTTCAATAATAGCATCTCCAAAGTCGTCGAATAATATGTCATATCTTGGGTCCACTATCCTTGCGTTATTTTTTCATTCTCCAAATCTGTCCGTTTCGTAACCGGAAGCTGTTGTGATAGCCAGGGAGCTACTGCTGATTTAAGAGCAGCCCCTCCATCGTTAGGAATAGGTGTCCAGCTAGAAAACAATTGCTTCAAATTGTTTATATCCTCCTCTATCCTATTGAAACTTTTTAAAGCTTCTAATAACTTTACTAATCCACCTAAATCTCCGCCTCGAAATATTATTTCATCAACCTCGCTATATCCAACAACCGTAGGCTCACCAAATGTAGTGATTAAAATCGTTACAGTACTGCCGACTGTTGGCAAAATTAAAATTCCATCGTCGACTTCTGGCATTAATCGAACATTATCTATAGTCGAACCAGACTTTCCTGTTATTAATTTTACAGAACAATTCCTACCGCCTTTATCATAAGATAGAACTTCCGCATCAACGCATGAGCAATCGTCCTTCCTGTTTGTCCCAGCCAAATGCTGAATAGCTTCTCTTATACTTCTATCGCTCATATATTTATTTTGAAATCGAGATGAATTTCTTGTCTTAATCCACCTACGCCCCCCTTGTAATCCACCCTTTTTACTTTATATGTTCCATTTCTTTCAGGCATTATTGGATCGATAAATTTAATATTGTCTCCTTGCCTAACAAGTGGTTGACCAAAAGCAACAAATTTTCCTTTCAATCCATCATAATAATATTTTTGAAGCTCTGCGAAAGCCAGATCGGCCAATTCTTGAGTGGTTTTTGCGCCTGGGAAAAACAAAGTCCTTCTTTCTCCTTCAGTATTTGGCGATGGCGTTTCACCTTTGCTTATTGTTTTTACTGTCTTAATGCCATTTTTCAATGAAACCAAAACTTCAAGTCTAACTTTTTTTGTCTTCTCTGTTCCGTCTTTACAAAGCTTCCCGGTTCCTTCTGTTATTGTATTTCTAGCAACAGCGGATAGTGTTATATCATCTTTTCTTACATACTCTAATTCATCATGCTCGATTATATCTTTTTGGAAAGTGAAAGTTCTAGTTATGGCATCGCTTGCAAGATAAATTATTGCTCCGCATCTTAATTCGTTTCCTCTGAAATAAGATTCGAAACCAAATGTCTTCTGTAATCTTTGTAGAACCTGGCAGGCTGTTTCGTTTCCTATAGGAAAATCTCCAAATGTGGTATTCGTTAAAGAGTTAAATGTAAGTCCGGCATTAAAAATAGAATTGCATTTATCTGTAAGATATTTTAGGATTACATTAAGACCATCGCTTTTTTTAAATGTCTTCGTGTCTACAGGCGTTTGCTTTAATAGCCACATGTTATCCTCGAGCTTTGCCTCCATTGGTATTCTTGATCCAACCTCAGATACATATCCAGTAAATAATACACTTGTAAGAGTTGTCTCCCTCTGATCGTTTGTTTTTGCAAAATATTTATACCCAGACGAAATAACAACCTTATCGCCCCTCAAAAGAAGTGGGGCATTACTGCTGAAGCCGCCAATGTTTATATTAGTGCCATGCAATGGCCTTAACTTGCCGAATTGGTCACGAAAATAAAGATTCTTAGGTATGATTATTTTCCCTTCATTGGTCAAATCCCGCCAGCTATCAGAACATTCGTATTCGTTGCAGAAAGAAAGATTCAATACCGTTTTTCGATTCGGCCATGCCTGAGACGGATTCTGGCTTATTTGTATTTGAGTTTTAACACGAAGCATTATACATTAACTAATTCTAGTTCCTGTTGTATATCAGAGTAGCAATTAAGAGTAAATTTCTGGTATGAATACCCTCCCTCTTCTTCTGATAAATCATAAGAATCTATCACCAACCATTCTATACCTAAAGATTGCAAATATTGACTGGCAACCTGTATCGCTATAGGCGCGTTTAACATTTTTTTAAATGCGAGAATTTTATCAAGAGGCCGCTGCCCATTATTGCCAGTAATGATACCAGCGATCTGAACCATATAATCGTCTTCTCCAATATACTCTTTTACCGATCCATTTCTTCCGGCAATCTGAGTTCTTACGATTAATTTCTGTTGTGTAACGGAGATCAAAACAGTCTCGAATCGTAATCTGTCTGGGCCATCCTGATCTGAACCAAATTTATTGAATACTCCTTTCGTGTTTGTTTCATATTGACCAGGAAGAAATTCTATATTCGTATATACTGGTGTACCAAGAGATGAAGTATAATCCAGAGGAACATCAGAATTATCAGAATTGTCCATTTGAAACGATTCCGTATTCTGTCTTACTAAAGAGTTATTATTCGGACGCAAAATTTCGTGGTCTTGTAATATTATTACTTGACTTGGAAGATTAAAAATATTTCTTAATTGTCTTATACTTGTTGCCATGCTTTAATGATCTGCGACAATTTGGAAATCATTTACAGCCCCGGTTAACGCTTGAACAACTATGTCTCGTGCTTTAGATGCACTTTCTTTTGTTGTTGTTACGCTTGTCGTATATTTATCTATCAATGAATGAATGGTAACGTTTATGGTAATATTCTTTGATCCGGTTGCCTTTGTTTTTGGTTCTTTTACAGGCTCTCCTTTTCCTAAAGGTTTTGGCTTAGGCGCTGCTTTAATTGTTCCTTCTTTTTGCTCTTTATGATCTTCGTCAAATCCTTCTACACCTTCTTTGTATCCGCGTTTGAATGCGTCACCCATTCTTGTCCCTGCATTCTTAATGGCATTGACTGTTTGCTCACCGCCCAAAACAACTTCGCTAGGACTAAGCGTGAATACGCCATGTATGACATGCCATAGGCCCATGAATATGTCTCCTACTATACGTCCAAATTCTTTTATTGTTTCCCATACCCCCAATAGAACGGCTCTGAAGGTTTTAAAATGATTCCAGCAATATACGAGGGCTGTCACAAGCAATCCAATACCCACAATCAAAATACCTATTGGATTTGCGGTTATAGCGGCATTCCATGCATATTGCGCGGCGGTTACAATCGTCATGGCAACACTCAATCCTCCTGCCGCACCAGCTTCAGTATACATACTGGCAATCTGTATAATGTCCCAGGCTGCTTTTGCTTTCTGGATAGCTATATTAGCTAATAGGACGCCCTTATAGATAAGCCATGCAGAAGTTGCAACTCCAACTCCTATCGCTATTGATTTTAATAAATCCGCGTTCCTTTGACTCCATTCTACAGCTCCTTTAAGCAGAGATACAAACGTTTCTAATGCAGGAGCTAATAATCCAACAAACTTGTCCGCTAATTCACCAATAGTCTCGCTTAACTCATGCATAGACTTTTCATATCGGAAACTAACATCAGCTTTTGCGGCTGCTTCTGCCGATCCTCCAAATTCTTCCGTAAGTTCATGTATGATTAGTTTCTGCCTTTGGAGCGTATCTGTTACAGTCTCAAATTTTTTCTTTAATTCATCAGTATTTACGCCTACTCTATGCAAAGCATTAAGGCCCGCCACTGGGTCTTGCAACGCCTTACCCAATTGGATTGCAGCCCCCTTCGCGTCAGTTCCTAACCTTGTAGCCATATCCAGTATAGCCTGAGACGCAGAATTAAAAGTATCTTTTGTTACAGACGGGAATGTCAGAAGTATAGATTGCATATCTTCTACTTCCGCTTTTGTGAACTTTAAATTATGAGAAAACTGTTCGGCGCTTTCTGTTAAGTCTTTAAAAGTAAGACCCGCCGCCATGCCAGTAGATTCCAGACCTGCCTCTAATTGGCTATTTGCAAATTCAAGCTTTTCCCAATCTTCTTTAGCCTCTTTTACAAACTCTATTCCTTTGAATATGGCGAATGAAATGCCAAAAGCCTCGCCGATATGCAAGGCCCTTTCCCCTAATCCTTTAAGGCCATCTTCTAACTTGCTTACATGGCCTTCTGCTTCTTGTATCTTCGGGGATAATCCGTCTTTTAAATTAAGCTCATACTCAACGCCATATTCCCCGGCCATATTATTCGAATTTTACACTATGGACTGTTTTTAGATAGTAAACTGTTCTGCCCCACGCTTTATGCCAATCATCGTCAGAGAGTGTATCAGGATCAACTCCTATAGTACAGTGTATTAAAGCATTCATCCTGTCTATTCCCGCACCTCCTTCTAATGATATCTCAAACTCCTCTATTTTTTTTTAAACTGATTCTGCACCCTACGAACCATTGTAAGAGCATAATCACAAACGCCTATTTTGAATCTATCGCTCTCGGGAGATTCGCTATAGGTGATTGGATCGGATTCATGAGGTAATAGACACAATTGTCTTAGCTCTTCTGCGGCGGTGTATGCGCCAAGGGCAGACGCTTTATCCATTACACGAATCTTCGTCATATACAACGGCTCTTTCAAATAGCAGACGTATCTCTTTAGCGTACCGGGATCGATCATGACAACCGGATGGACTTTTGAGACAGAATATTTTTTTGCTAAAGATTCTGCCATTTGATCGTATTGATTTATTTCCTCGTCTGTAAGCCTGGGAGATTGAGCTGGCAAAGAATCTGTGTCAGAAAGAGGTGTAAGTATTGTCGCAATGATTTGTTCTTTATCTTCTGCCATGTTGATTTTATTTTAGAAATTGTTACAATAGGGGGTTAACGGTCTATGCCTCCTATGATTAATGGAATTTTAACGGTTATCTTCGTATCTCCTGATTTGCTCGACAGAGGGTCTTCAGTAAATTCTACGGCACGTAAAATGTCCTGTGTCGTATCAACTCCCTCGCCGCCAAACATTACGGGGATATCAAAAGGAGGTATTTCGAGCGGATTTCTGTTCGGCGATCCGTCAATAATGGATTTCCATGTATCGAGATAGACTTCAATCGATCCTTCATATTCTTCCTGACCATAACCACGGCTGACAGGCTTTTTACCGGAACCGTAGTTGTTGTCTTTTTTCTGAGATCGCTTATAGTCAATAGCAACGATGCCAACAACTGGCGTACCGAACAGGATAAAAGAAATATTTGCCCATGCGTAATTAATACCATTTATTATAGGAGTGTTCGGCATATATTTTTTTTAGACGTTATGAAATTTTAGGCACAAACCCTATCGGAACTTCTATGTTTCTAGCCACACCGCTCTGCAACAATTGAACGGATACCACTACCTTTCCGGTAACAAGAACCAATTGATTCGGATTTACAGTTGGTTTGTAGTCGCTTAATTCCCCATCCCTAACCATTTGGTCAAGGTTTGGTCTTACTGCGTTCTCGAATGTTGCAACGGTATTATCGCTTAATGTTCCGTCAGAGTTCAACTGGATAGGAGAATTAAGATAAGGGAGGATATTTGTATATATTCCCCTTATTGCTTTGTCTATCGTTCTGTTATCTTCAATGTAAGCATAGTCAGACGATACAGAAATAGCGGCGTGACCGCCATTCCAGAAGCTGCCATCCTGGCCGACAAATTTCCTCAAGAATACATGACGACGATCATTAAGAACGCCCAATAATGTATCGCTTATGGCGCTGCTGCTGAATAATTGACCATTCGCAAAAGCGAGGACTTCGCATTCAACTCCATCGCTGATATTGAATTTCCCTACCCAGCCGATAGATTCAGACACTTTCGATAAAGAGACAGTACCAAGCATGACTCCTAAATTGGTTACCGATTTTTTAGTAGTAACCCACAAGAAATTACCTTGACCTCCGGCATCCTGGCTAATGCAATCAGAAGCCTTGTTTGCAGAAAGCGTATTAAGATCGGGCAGAGTGCTTATATCAACGGTCCCGGATAGGTCTGCTGCATAAATGGCAGACAATGGTTTGTGCGGATCATCCAGGGCGGCGCATGCAGTATGGAGGGCGGTCAGATCGGATGAAGACCATGCACTTGTTGGGTCTTTCATTACGCCGACCTGACGTATAACACCATTGGAGAAATTTTGTATTGTTGCAACCTCTCCGAATGTGTACGATCCAGGTACGGCAAAGAATCCGACGTATAGATATCCTTTTGGATTTATACGAAAAAATTCTGAAATATGATAATAATAACCAGCAAAAGCAGAAGCAATACCGCCGCTAAAAGCCGTTAAAGTTCCCGCAATTGTTCCGGTAATAGTAACAGTAAGGGGCGAACCGCTATTTAACAGTACGCCGAATTTCTTAGGGGCTGTAATGGTAAGGGTTGCTGTAAGGAATGAAGCTGTATAACCATGAGTTAGTGTCCCGGCATTGATCGCGGCGGCGATGGATGCGCCAAGAAGTGCAATAGTTGTATCACCGGCAACTTTGGTATAGTTGCAGAGTTGAGTCGTTTGAGGATTCCCAGATGCATCGACATCGGCGACGGTAAATGCTATTTTATCTCCCGTTGCGCCAAGCGTAGTGATAAGATATGTTGCCGTTGCGGCTGTTGCGTCAGAATAATCATTCAGTATCCCCGCTGCAATGGCATCAGCCGGTTGGAAGAACTGCTTTATCCGGTTTGTATTCGAAAATCCACTCGGCAAAGTCCCGGTATAGAAAATTAGCCCGGAAATATAATCCTGTCCGGCGGCGGGCCTGCCTAAGCCGCCCTTGCCTTTTATAAATCTAACGTCCGGGAGAGCCATTTGTTATTTTTTTTTCTTTGAAAGTTTTGTTTCCAGTTCGACAATTTTCTTGTCGTATTCTGCCTTTATAGCGGCAATATCCGGATTCGCAGCAGTAAGCAATGCTATTTCTGACTTCAATGCTCCATTCTCCTGCTGCAATAGGTTGGTAATCTCTTTTTCGTTTTCCAGATCAAGAGCGAGTTTTTTGTTTTCTTCAAAAATCTTCTCATGATCCTCCTGTAATTCAGAATATGCAGTCAGAAGTTTTTCCTGCGCATCCGGAGTGTGCTCAACCAAATCATCGGCAATGCTTAATACTTGCGAACGATGCATCTTTACCGTGTGAAAAGGGCTTGGAGAATAAGACCATTCCCTTTTTTTCTCATCATCGACAAACCATACAAACTCTATGGATTCATCGTTTGCAAGAACTTGCTTTAATGCTTGGACTGACATGAAAGTTATTTTTAGAAGTTATAGATATTAAGCTGATGTCGAAGTTCCTGTGATAACCCAGCCAGTACCATTGAACATTGCGCGAACTGTTGAAATCTTTGAAGCAGTCGCGGAAAGAGTTGCGGCTGTAGAAATCCAACCTGTTCCCCATGTAATAACGCGGGTAGTTCCGTCAGGAGTTATAATTAATTCGACTTTGTCTCCAACATAAGGCGGGTTGTTAGCATCCCCGACATTAATATTGATTGTTGGGGTTGCTGTTGCCAGGGCAATATCGAAAAGAGTTTCCGCGGCATTTGGGATAACCTTTAAGTTAATAGTCGCGGCAGTTGCTATCTGTTGATAGTCTTTCTGCAGAGCTCTGGCGGTATTGTCAGCGTTTTTTGCACCTGTAAACCTTGCCGATGTAGACATAAAAAAAATTGAAGAAGTTTTAAAAATAGGTTGGATAAGAATCCGGCCCCTGGTATCTTAAGCGTTAAAGGTTGAGCTTGTCAATGTGGTGAAAAGGAAGACCTGATCGCTAAACCCGTACTGGACATCGTACTTCATTAAGCCCTTAAGGAAAAACAGTTCGCTGTTATTCTGAAGGCGCATCAATTGCAGGTTGTTGTCTTCCGCAGAGTTCATGCCGACATACAGATTGCTCGTAGTATCAGGAAGAGATTCCGTGAAAACAATGGTGTTATCCGGCATACCGGCTACAGGAACGACGTCATAACCTTTGAATTTGTTAATACCGCGTTCAGTGGTATTAACGCCTTTGAAGGTCTGGGTCGTTGTAATGTAGGTGTGATAAATCTGCTCCGTACCGATAGAAACCAAGAATTTCATTCTGTCATATCTCTTGGCCCTTGTAATGAGCGCCTTCTTGTTTACGGCAACCAGCGTTAACAATGCGTTGAACGCATCGACAATATTGTAAACTGTTGCGTTATCGCTGGGAAGTGTGCTCAGAGGGAAAGGATTGGATACTTTGTATACGGCGGCATCGGCGATCATCTTCTTCAAGAATCCATCGAAGAATTTAAGCTGACCATTGCCATCGCTACCAGCAGCGGCGGTATAAGTTGTTGAACCCATCCAGAGCATGGTTTCTACCTGTTCCATTGCCCTGTTGAGGCCGATCTGCATCATGTAGTTTTCGGCGGTATTTGGCAATTCCCTTGCAAGAAGCGTAGGACTCAACTGTTCTGCAAGCCAGTGCTGTTCGAAATCACGAGGGTTAAACTCAGAATACAGCATAAGGTCATTAGGAGTTAAAGACCTGCCATCGATAGTAAATTGTCCGCTGGATGTTGGCGTTGCCTGCCTGGGCTGAAGCGGGCGAGCAAAGTCAACACGACCGATCGTATGTTTTTTCTTTATCCCGTCCTGGACGTAAACGATACCTTTTTGCACGGTATCCATTTCGAATGTGGCCGGAACCCAGAAGTAGCTGGCAAATGTACCGGCGTATGAGGTATCGTTAATTACTAAAGACATGGTTTATATTTTTTTAAAAATTGGAATTAAGAATTTTTTTTCTTTATGCCGTTTTGACTTTCATGTTTGCTTGAACCCTCGCCATATAGGTCATGCTGTTTGCTGGAACCTGATTTGGATCAACAGCTTCCCCGGCAGTTCTTGCGGCTGCTGCATTGCCTCCTGTTTGTGCTGCTGCCGCCTGAGCAGAAACGGCTGCCTTATTGATCGGCATAGCCTCGATAATATCCTTTACATCCTGGAGGGAAGTCTTTATGGCGAGATCGACATATTTATCGACTTGTTCTGCTTTAATCCTGGCATTGGGGCCTTTGGCATATGCTTCGATGGTTGCCTTTGCGCTCACCTTCGCTGCATCTGCCTCCGCCATTTTTACTTTATCCTCAGCCTCTTTCTTTGCCTGAGCCTCTGCATCCTTCATTGTCTTAAGCTCTTTTTCCTTCTCTCCGAGCTTCGACTTAAGGTCTTCAATTTCGTCCTGAAGCTTTTTCTTTTCACCGTTTGCAGAGGCAAGAGCTTCTTCGGCCTTTGTTCTGGCAAGTATTTCATTATTGATCTTGCCCTTAACGGCGTCAAGAACGGAGCTTTCAGATGCTTCGGCGTGAAGGCCAATATATGAAGCGACCAAAGAGAGGCCAATTGCTTTAGACTGAGGAGTTGTGTCTGCCATATTTTTTGAATTAAGAATGTTATTTTGAATTTCGTTTGCTTCTTTCCACATAGCCCGTATAGAAGCTTTCGGCATTCTGTGCTGATTAATTGCATTTGTCGCTTCTATATCAGTGCAAAATCCTTTTTCAAGGCATTCAGAAGGTGATAACCACGTCTCTTTATCCATCATTTTCCCTACTTCTTCTTCTGATATCTTACACTTGCCGGATATAATGGTTAGACAACTTTGTTTTAATGCTGTAAGCATTTTTTGATCTTCTCCGCCGAATGGATTGTGGATCATGAAGGTTGCATAATCTGCCATAACCCTCTTTCTTCCTGTCATGAATATAGCAGCAGCCATAGAAGCGGCGATACCGACATTATATGTATCAACAGGAGTTTTTGATTTTAGAATGGCATTGCAGATATTGTAACCTTCAATAACATTCCCGCCTGGAGAATTAATGTGGATTTTTATGCATTTGTAACCCTTGGTATCGAGTTCTAAAAGTTCAGATTGGAAAAGAGCTCCGTCAATATATGGAGCGTATGGGTCATCTTTATCTACTCCTATCGGCTGGTTAAGTAGCATTATCGGTTCGTCAGTCTCCAAAGATGAGTATACGATATACATTGCGTGGTAAAAATAATTACACTTCTCAATACCATTTAAAAAGTGGGCCACCTTTTTAAAAAACAAAAAAGCCAGCCAAAAGAGGCTGACTTTTTTAGTCTTAATAGGAATAATTACTTACGCCTGAGTGGTAGTATCTGTGCCGCCGCTTTGAGCCGGTGCCGCTACTGCATGCAGCTGGTCTGCTGTATCCTGAAGCTCTTTCTTAAATGTTGCTACATCTTCTGCCGACATTGCGCCTTCGGGCAATCCACCTGCTTGAGAGGATAATTTGTCTGCTACGACTTTGATGTCTGCTTTGATGCCTGCAAGGATTTGTTCTTGATCTGTTAATGCGCTCATGATCTTGAAATTTTGTTCGGTTATAAAATTAAGTTTCCCCTCAATTTGCCTCCGACAATTTTTTTTCCTATTAAACAGAAATGAAAGAAACATAATTGAAAGGTTTTGAAGGATAAATATAATGCAATTACTGAGCCGGTTTTTTATTACTGTTTTTGTTCGCGTAATATTGCTTTATAGCTTCGCAGATTATTTCTGACACAGATTCTCCGGTCCTTATTTTCTGATCTTTAATCTGCTTTATAAGCCCTGGTGATGGATAGCAAATCATTCTTCTTTCTTGTGCAGACATATTAACCTTTTTTAACAATAACCCAACCGAAAGTTATATTTTGGACTCCAGGACTATATTCTTCAAAATGTATTGTGCATCCTGTTGCTGTTTTATTTCTTACAGACCATGTTACAACAGAATCCTGTCGAGTGTTTGGGCCACCGCTAAATATTTCTCCGCAGACTTTGTAATTTGTTGTCCCAACATTTCCGACGGTAAATACCACCGCTATATCAACTCCGCCCCCGCCAACATCGCCAACATGAACCTCCCCTACATCAAGAATAGGAAATTGATTCGCTGCCGGAGCAACATATAATTGAATATCCGGGTAATCGCCAATCAGTTGCAATAGGTTGCCGTCAAAAGTTCCGCCTCCTGGTTTATCTCCTGAAGTGGGTGCCGTTAGGTTTAACTGAGCCGGAACTATTAGCTGAACACGTGCTCCCTGAGAGTAATCAGCAATTCCGCTACCACTTGTACCCTGATTGACATACACCTTTCTTATATTATGCATATTATGCACGCTCATATCGGTGAGTGTAACAGGATCGGCGTCTGTTGTATATTGAGTGATCCCAATGCTAAATATAGCCGTATTTGATCCTGTCGCGGTAAAATTTGTCGCATCTACCTGAAATATTTCTCCCTGGTAAAACACGGCCCCAGTACTCAGTAAATAGGTTGATCCAGAACCAGAATTATTTATACCCCAAAGAATATATACGGTATTAGGATTGTAATTTGGAATGAAAGAAATCAGGAATGCTGTAAATAAATCTCCGTATGCATCCTGAAGGAATTGCAATGTCCCTTTCTTTACAGGAAATTCGGCCGCATCGGTAATGGGAGTAATATCGAGTTTTTTCATTTCTTAATATTGTACAATTATATAACGAATACCGGCGTCATTATATTGATCGGTATAGTTTCTTATTTCGCTTTCTGTTGTTGCATTATATAATGCAATAGGAAAGTTTATTTGAAATCCTGTTGTCTGCTTGAAAGTGTAGGGCCAACCTATATTATCTGATGACTGAGTTTTTCCTACAGTCGATCCAATTGTTTTTCCAACTAAGAAACCAAATTTAACAGCGGGGAGATTCTGTATATAAATATCTGAATGAGATGAAGGAGGCATCCTAAATGTTCCGCCAAACCGCTTATTCAAAGCGTACTCCAAAACACATTTCTGACTATTGAATTTTATTCTTTCGTCAACTCCTATAAAGTCATACAAGACCAATTCCCAGGAATCTGAATTGGTGGGATCGGATGTATTATTGTCTATTAAAGACGAATAAACTCTCTTGTTAAATATAACCTGATCCCATTTGTTGTATGATCCCGCAGACCATATAGGAGCATTTGATCCTGTCTTATAAGAACCAAGAATTAAATCTCTGGCCCATTGCAGTGGGGCCATGAGGGCACGTATGATTGAAATATTTTTAGGATGCCGCTTATCTGGCGGCAATAAATCATTAGACTGCTGCTTAAAATCAACATCATACAAGTTTGCCATACTTCAGCTTGCTCTTTATATATGCTTTTGTTAACCCTTCTTTTTTCATAATAGTATCAATGCCATACTTTTCGACCAACCTTTTCCATTGCTCATAACTACGCGTCTTGTAATCAACTCCATATAATTCTTCGAATCTTTTTTGTATGGCATCCTTTTCCGATTGCGGCAACATTTCAAATCTTTTTTTACCTATTTCCATATCCAATGGCTCGTCAATCTGATTTAACAGATGAACTTCTTTCATTTTTTGCAACAGATCAGTGTCTATCCCATTTGTCATTCCGCTATGAAATTTAAAGTGTCATCAAGAGTTTTCCCAGAAGTTGTTTCCAGTATATTATACCCGGCATTGCTTACGTATTGTCTTTGCAATATAGCTGTATTCAATATTAAATCAACGCCAGAAATAAAAGGATCAGATGATTTTCTTCCTCGAACATTTTTAAGGATAATATCATTTACTCCTTCCATGTCCCTGACTGCATTTTCCAATGCAGACATTTTAATATTCCCGTTGAAGTTAGAAACTGATTGATCTTTTAAAAATGCAGCCCATGTATCTTTGACCTGCTGTCTTATAACTGGATCGAATTGTCCCTGAAAATAAATATCCGCTTCGATATATATTTGGTCTGGATCATCAGATTGGACAGTATATATAATCCCAGCCGTTCCTATCGTATTTAAATACCCTTGCGCTGCATTTTTCTGATTAGTATTTAATTTTGCAAGCACCCCGGAAATTGTTTGAGCAACTTTAACCGTAACAGCCCCCGATATAGGAGATGTAACAGAGCATGCTGTAATTATTCTTAATGTCTCATCGATAACAGGATACTGGGGGGTAGTGTCTTTTAATATGACGAATTGGGTGTTTGTTTCATCATATTGAAATTCGAACATTTTTGCTTGAACCCATAATGGAGAGGCGGCGGCTGATTTTTTCGATATTGCTTCAATGGCTGCTTTAAAAGCGTCCATTAATTGTTCCAGTAACGCCTGCCCTATCGCAACACTGTAGCACAAGAGGCGAAAGAAATTTCTCTTAGACCAAATATTCGGATCAATAGTTATGCCTATGGCAGAGAAATTATTTACCAGGGCAGTAACAATATAATCATTTATTTCTTCTACGCTACGAGCCATTATAGAGAAAGTTTATTTATTATAAATGTTCTTTTTGGTGCCGCACCGCCTTTGTCGGTCGTTACATCTATTTCCGATCCTGTTGGAGGCTGCTTATACTGATAGTCTGGTGTATTTCTTCCATCATGCGATCCTTTTCCGTCTGTAAAGTTTGTAACGAAAGTGAGTATCATATGATAGATGTTCTTATGACCAATATCGTGTTCTTCAAGAATACACATCATCGGTCCGCAGCCGGTTGGTGTCTTGAATGATAACAAATCCAACACCTGTGCTCTTAGAATGAATATATCCAAATCTTGCTCAAATGTAACTCCAACTCCGTCGTTATACCATTCATGGGCAATATGGATAGATGCAGACAAATCTGCATCCCTATATCCCTGCCCTAATATTTCGTATTGAATAGGGCTCTTTATCTCCAGGAAGAATGCAGGGAGAGGGAACATTTCAATATCACCCGCTTCCATTTGCATGATCTGGTCATTCCAAATTCTTACATACGGCTTCACCATGGACCCATCTCCGTTCTTGACGTCCTGTTGTGATAGCTGGGTTAATATGTCCCGTATTGGTTGAACTATGTCGGCCATTATTTTTTGAATATTCCTTTTTCGTATTGTCGAATCCTTTTAATTTGCATATCTCTCAGCTCTTGAGTTTGGCCCATGTATTGACGCTTTGACATTCCGTCTAATCCTTCGTTGTGTCTGCGCGCATACGGCAAATCAACAACAAGACGAACAACAGGCCATGTTTTTACTCGAACACTATTGGCAACAGCGCGGCGCAATTTTGTCGATCCCTTGCCGACTAATATTGGTCTTTTTCTTCTGCCTAAATCTTTTTTCTTAGGATACTTATATGCGTTGGTTCCCGGTATGCGCCTTTGAACTTCTTTCCATGATTTCCCGTTCCATCCCTGCTTGAAGAAAGATTTAGAAAAATAATTCTGAGCCTGATTTGCAAGAAGATCAGGCAGCTCCGTATGCATACGGCGCAAATTCTCTTTCAAACCGGCAAAGTTGAATTTATCCTCTTGCATATATTAATCCTTATCAGGAATCGGCATGCCAAAATTTTCTTTCCCCAAATCAGCCTTCGCGTCTTTAAAGTACGGATGATCTTCATTAAAAACCATGCCGTCTTTACCGGCATTAGATTTAAATATATCATCCATTGTATCGTCTGCATGCACTAACAATTCAGCTTTCTCATCATCTGGCGTTAACAAACTCTCCCCTTCTTCTTCTTGCAATAATAAACACTTGCAATTAAAATGATTCAACGGAGCAATCGTATTCCATATTGGATCGTTTACAGGTGCTGTAATGCTATCGAACGGCATACATATTTCGCATGCATCACCAATGGCGCTATACTTCAATATAGGAAGAATGTCAGCCTTCTTCTCAATATCTAACCACTTCTGAGCGGCATACCCCTGCCCTATGGCCGTACTGTATTCTGTCTCTCCCCAATTATCATTCCAATTGTCGTATGTTTTACGAGCTACATCTTGAAATTCTTCAAGAGTACGCCTTAATCCAGTCTCATCGTCAATAAGCAAAGAGCTAATTTCTTTGGTCATCTGGTAATTCTTTGCCGCACCAAACATATACACATTTTCTCTCAGCTCTTGCAGCAATTCTAAGTCTGTCCCATATGCGCCGCTATCTTCAGCAGCCAATTTCAGAAGATCATTGTATTTAATCCCAAACCCTTCGTATAATCCAGCCCTCAAATACTTGACAATGGAAAAATAAACTTCTTCAGATAATTTTTCTTCCGTTATTGATCCATCATGAATGCCGTCAATATATTTCTTTATCTGCTTATCTGAAAGCGTTTTTGTTGCGTCTTTCCTTGGCTTTGGTTCTTTACGAGGCATCGTTAATGTTTATGACGTCCGTAAATTTTTTCCAATTTATCCTTGATCTTTTGAGCCTTATCTTTTGGTTTGTCTTCAGTTGGTTTTTTCTCCCCCGGTTTGGTTTGGGGCATCCCCGGCAATCCGGGTGCGCCGGGCAACTCCAACGGTTCTGCCTTTGTAACGGGTATGCCTGTTCTCTTTGTAAAGTAAGCCCAATCGGGGTCGCCTCCAGCATTCTTGATTACCTGGAAAATATCTGCTGTCAACTTATTGTTCTCGTCATCTTCTTTCCTTGTTGCTACTTCTTCTTCTGCCCCGTCGAACTCAAATATCGTATCTTCAGGAATAATAAAACCGAGGTTCCGCAATTTCGGCAATAAGATATTATTAATATCGTCGCACATAGACGCCTGATCCTTTGCCGCTACTGCATTCATCGCTTGCGTAGCTGGGCTTTCTTCACCGCCTTGTCCTGATCCCAGTTTACCCGGGACGGAATCCATGGCGTCGGCATGTCCAAGAATAATTTTGCTGATCTTTTTTTCTGCCCTTCCTTCGAGGCTCTCATAGATTTTATATCCATTTCCCAAAGATTTTGATTCTACTAATTGAACCTCATCACCAACAGCGTCCATAAGCATATACCCAGCACTTCCCAGCTCTGCAAGAGCGGCTTCAAATACTGCCCTTTCCGGATCATCCTGAGATTTATTTGTCTTCCCAACACGCAATGGAGCGCCGTACATTTCTGTTGCGTCGAGATTTTGAGTAAGAACATTACGCGCAACTATTTCATAGAATGCCACTTTGTAGAGATATCCGTAACCCACTTTTGATGCGCCGACGTCTGTTGGGGTAGTAAGCCAACAGTGCCAGTCTGCAAATGGCTCTTCTAAGAATGGCGCTCCTGATATACTGTAGATGAATTGTGTAACATTTAGACGGTCAGGAGATATATTATATCTTCTAACGATAGATAAATCAGGGAATTCGCTATTTACAATGCTTCCAAAGTATGGAAGACTATATCCGTAGGCATGTTTTTGTATTTGGTACTCCTGCCATAACCGAAACCATTTTTTCCCTTTTAGAATATCATTTGTCTTTTTATCAACTGCCTTGCTGCTTTTGTTGACAAAATTATAATCTTTCGACAATGTAAGATTATGCCTCCTGGTCATGCATGCCTCTACGTGACCATTCAAAACGGTATCGATGTACATCTGCTGCATCTTGACCCGATGAGGATACCATGCGTTTTCTGCTTCCCGTATTGCATTGCGCCATGTCTGAACGTCCTGACGGATACGGTCAAGCTGAACCGGCGATATATAACGGGAAAGATCGCGTGTAGTATTGCTGTTGCCCGACCGCTGATCTGTTTGCTGAATCAATCCTCCCAATGATGGGAAATATGGTTGTAAAGATGCTCTTATATTAGATACGATTCCCATTAATAACCATTTTGATTTCTAATTTGACCACCAAATCTAACCCTTCCTCCTTTTCTTGGCTGTATATATTCCAAGTCAACCACTCTCATTCCCCTCTGAGCACCTTGCAGCCAGCCCAATGCACAATATTCCGGGTATATCAATCCATCCCTTGCATTTATCCTATCATCCTCCTTCCCCCTATAGGCTATATCGCGTAATTCTGGTATGTTTCTTGGCGCAATCCGATTATGGACAATAAACAACACTATTGCGATCATGTGGCGGCGAAGATTGCGATTTCTGTTATCCCCTAATTTCCATGGATCGTTTGGCAATAGCCCAGCCCCCACTATATAATCAATCCCAACCCCCCAATATTGCACTCCATATATGGGGTCATCAGGCATTACATTAAGAGATGGAATATTATTGTAATAGACAAGCTGCAATAGTATGGTGTGATCGATTGAAGAAGATTTTATTGCACAAGTATATACTTTTCCTTTCCAAAAAACCTGATCCCCTATATTGTAGTACTTGTTCGCATTGAACAAGGGTTTTGGAAGAGGAATGTTAAACATGTTGAACTGAGCGCCTAATTTCGCCCAATGCGCCTGATTAAAAGGTTCTCCCGACAAAATAGCCGTCGTACATTTATACACATTACCTTCGAATAAAGTTAGTGCATTCAGTGGATATGTAGACGTATCTGAATAGGCATCTGCATCCAAATAGACCCTGTTTGCGGCGGTATATGTTTTTGTTATGTCGTATTTATCTGTATCGCTTAATTCAGCATCAAGAACATACTTTTGAGATAAATATTCTTTGCACTCTTCTTGTGCATCAATTATCGCAGAATCAAGTATGGACATATCTTTATTAATTATGTTCAATAAATTGTCTGCTTGTATCTGCTGCTTAAAATCGTTGAAGATTAAATAAGACATACCTTATAAAGGTAAAAACTATTTTCAATAATCAATAGGAATTTTTTGAATGCGCATTTTTCCCAACTCGAATAGAACTAACGGCGCCGCCTGCTTGATAGTCTGCGAATTGTTTGCTAAAGCAAGAAACCATGAAATATTCTAAGAGATCGGCAAAGTGCCCTACTATCTGTTCTGTTACTCCTGTTTTTGGATTTTTTTGCTTAACTTTATTCTTTCCTCCGTTCTCATCCTCTTTCAATAGGATAAAATCGTTAATAGCTGTCTTGCAATTCGATCCTATCTCCATCTTTATCCTGCCGACATTTTTTTCGAATACACTATTCATCCACATTGCACGAGGTACGACATTAGGGTTATGCTCCATTACTCGAGATTGAGGATGATGAGATTTTAAATGACCAAGAATGAGAGTATAAAAGTTGTGTCCCTTTTCCAATTTTGTATCTTCCTTCTTTGCTGTTGCATCACCATACACATATGTGCCAGCTGTATGACCCGGATAACGCCTTATTATTTCTTTACAAACCTTCTCCACATTATTGTCTGGTGATTTTGCCGCTATTTCATCAATCATTACGACGCGATAATCCTTTAACTTGCCATCGCTTCCTATCGACATAGTTGTGTGGACCTGAAACAGACCACAAGGCAAGTAAGGATTAACGTTATCGTCCCAAGAAACGTGAATTGGGAGCGATGGATCGTACAATGGTAGCGCACCATTTGCGTCCGGTTCGTTCTGTACTACGTGCTTGTCGAGTTCAAAATATTTGAAGTATTCTCCGCCTACCTTCAATTGTATGTCCCAATTACCATTTACAAACACCTCGTACTGGAATGTAGGAAGGTCTTTAAGGGAATTCATATAATCTTGATCGGCGGTAACGTATGGATTGTCGGTTATCTTGCTGGGTATATAAAGCCACCCTTCCGGTAATAAACCATTCTTCCATCTGTTGTAAAATAGTTCTTTAACCCAATTGTTTGCCGGGTTGCACGTCATCATGACCAATGGTTTAGGTTTCTTTCTGCCGCCAGGAGGTATATATGATCCAGCCCGTTCAATAGCTTTCCAAAAAGAAACTTCTTGAAGTTCATTGCACTCTTCGAGTAAGAATCCATTTACTTCAAGACCCTTCCATCTGTCGAGCTCTTTATCGTCGTCGTAATTTTCAGGGAAGAATATAATTTGAGAACCGTTGGTGAAGGTTACGGTTTGCGTTTCTTGGTTGTAGAGTTTAATAAAACGTTTCGGGCAAATTTTGAGAAACGATTTAATTGTGGTACGCTTAAGTGTAGGTAAGCTATCCCGTACAACCGCCCAGATCGAGCCGGGAAAAAATTTACACAATAATAATAAAGCCCCGAGTCCTGCGTATGTTTTACCTCCACGGATTGCGCCGCCGAATAGAATTTTTGTGTACTTGGACGAAAATACTGCATTGATAAATTCGATTTGTTTAGGAGAGGGATCGAATAAGACTTCTTTCTTATCGTCAACGGCCGCATCCATTATTCCAAAGTAAATTCCATGTCTCCAATCTTGAATACCTGAGTAACTTCTCCGCTATGCTTATTTTCTACTTTCTCCGATAATCCGAGTTTACGTTGGATAATTCCTGCATTGTAGAAACCGGTAGCAGCGCCCTCAAACTGTTCCGTGTCTATAACTTCAGCTATCCATGCAATGATAGGGATCAGATCGGGGCGCTCTTTATATCTTTTTTCGGGATTTAAGAATATTGCAGCCTCTGTGAGGCCGATGGACAGCGCAAATCCAGAACGTGTGTAAATCCTTCGAACTGGAATATCGATAAGCTGATCCTTTGGTATGATATGATCGCCTACCTCGACTTCCTCAGAACTTTCTGATTTTGATTTATTTTGTTCGCTCTTATAAAATGGATTCTGATCGCACAGGCGAAAATAAGTCTTCGCCGCCTCAAATAATTCTTGAGGCGATCCATAAAACATTGGCTTCGAAGGTATGCTATGAGCATTTAATTCCCAGAGCCTTTTTTCTGTCATTGCCATAGGGCAAATATAACAGGGTCTGGAATGAGAAACAAAAAAATTTTAGAATGGATGCTTGCTCCAACTATTAGCAACACGAATATAATCTCGGCGGCGCTGGGCATAGCATGATTTTCCTGGCATACGACGGAGACGACGGATCATACGGATATTTTTTATCGGCATTGTCCACCAAATGATATCAGCCGGATTGAAGTCGTAACTTAATGAACATCGACAATTAAAATGATTTGATGGAAATGAGAAATCAGCATATACTTCATCTTGTATATGCAAAACTCCAAACTCATCAACATACATCACATATGACATTCCATCCATTCTTTATAGTCTTGATGAGCCTTTCTTATTTTTTCTGCTTCATCTTTATGTGCGTCGATGTGGGGCTGCAATAGGGTTGCCGCGTATTTGGCACCTTGGACGAATGCTTGGCTTCTGATCGTGTGTAGCCCGTGACATTCTCTGGCCTTCTCTGTTACTTTGTCTAAAAATTCTTTTTCTTCCATATGATTATAGTTTAGTTTATTTTGGATTAGGACCGCCCCAGCATTCAGGACGATCATTGGCGGCATAGGATATGCCAGATCGCCAATAAGAACCTATTTCTGTCCACATTCTTCCTAATGACCAGTACCGCACCCAATTCCTGTGGCACCCACATTCAGTACAAATATCAGTCCTTACACCATCTCCCCATCCACCTTTCACCCACTTATGGTCGAGTTCGTAATGATCGTATGAAAGCCCGCTCTTTATTGTCCATCGGATATTATTTACGAAACAAAATCCAGCACAAGAATATGCCGGATTTATTTACTAACCCATAGAAATTCTGTCAACCAGAATCAAGAATTTTTATGCCTTGTATCTCTTCTCCCGCAATGTTATCAATACCGCAAGAAGCACAACCATAAACAATGCGAATGCATGTTGATCCATCGTTATTACCAGCCATGCCAGCGCAAACATAAAGGCGATTGTCAAGAAGGCAAAGTAGAAAACTCTCATAAGAATTATTTAAAAAACCCAGGGTCAGGTTCCCCCGCCGTTGTCGAAATTACAATTGCGCCTGACCCCGGATAAGTTTAGAACGGTAGATCGTCTATAGGTTCTGTTATGTCGCCGATTGGTGAACCTCCGCCCCAGCCAGATTGACCGCCCTGCTGCGACGATTGTTGATATGCCCCCTGTTGGTTATTTCCAGATTGTTGCCCCCCGCTATTGGAACCACTACTTAGCAATTGAACTGATATAACGCGGAGACTTAATGATACACCGGTCGTTCCGTCGCTTTTTGGAAACGATCTCACTTCTGGACTTCCCTCTGCATATACCTGAGTTCCTTTTTTTAGATACGGGGCGATGCCGGTACGATCTGTCCAATACGAACATTCAACCCACGTGGTTTTATCCTTCTGATTTCCTTGTGCATCTTTGAATTTTTCGGTATGGGCCACGCTGAAATTGATAACATTCTTTCCGTTGACCGTATTGACCGTTGCATCTTTCCCCAGATGGCCGATAACTTGCAGTTTTATCATTTAGAATTAATTGACTGTTAAAAAGTGGCAGAATCGAACTGCCGAGAGCAAACCCGTTGCCGGTAAACACAGCCCTGACCACAAAGCTCTATTTCCAAAGTTTGGTCCCAGGCTCTTATCTGTTTTTATTCATTGCTATTCCTGGGACCTAAAGTTCTACATTGTATATGATGATAGTAGAAATCTGTCGAAAATAAACCCGATATAGAAATACCGGGTTGCGGATTTTGAACGCCTGTGATAAAAAAAATTTACTCAAATCTCGACGGATGGCACCAATGTTTTTTGTCGCCATCAGGAAGCTCCTCTCCAGTTTCATAGCTGGTTATATAGCTGTAGTGCGATTTCAATCCTACATGTAAGTGCTGATTGCCTTCTTTATCGATAAATATTTCTTCTACTTTGTACCGATGTCGTACGATCAATGGAGGAGCAATCCTTTTTCCTTCAAGAGGTTGATTGTTGACGCATGTTACCTGTTCGCCAACGGTAAATACTCTTTTCATATTTGGTTATTTTAATTCAAACACATTGGAAACTCGTCAACGTCTTCGCATGCAGATACAAATACCCCATAGTCAGCGCCATCTATATCGTCCTCGAAACAATCGCAGCTCCATATGTGCGTATATCCGTCTGTATGATACAAATATTCTACAAACAGGTAACAAGGATCGCCATTCGGCCCCATGACAATAGCAATGGGGGTATAGCAACGGGTAAGCTGTGGCGGGTGCGGATGATCCGTGCCCCATTTCATTGTATTGATACAGCGAACTTTTTTCACGTCAAACAGGTTTTTCTTATTCTATAAAGGTCGTTATTTATTTTCTCCTTCAACATTTTCCTAACCGCATCCATGCCGCCCAGTTCCTTTATGTCCTCTCTGCTTTCGTAGATAGTGATAGGAATCTTTTTGTTTGGCCCTGCCGGAGGCCGACCCTGATTTTTCTTTCGTTTGTCATTGACCATAAAACAAAGCTAATATTTTTTTAAATATGTGTAGTTATGAGAAGTTATTTGGAAGCGTATTTGTTTACTAAATCCTGTTCGCTATGAAGAAAATTATCCAATGCTTCCCCTGGCGTTGTACCTCCGGACATCGGCTGAGGGAATGACGTCTTGCCGTCATGATCTTCGTATACCTCCCATCCATCGCCGCCGGGCCTGATGCTAAGACACCATCGTAGCGGGGCAGAGGGATTCGACGTAACGATGCTATAAACCTGTATGAGATATTCGTCAGGCACCGCAACGTTTTTTGTACTCCGATACCTGGCGACCTACCGTCGACTTATTATAGCCCATTGCTATAATTTCCTTGTTTGATTTACCTGAGATGTGAAGGCGAACTATTTCACCACAGATACCACTAGGGATGCGAATGGGATCAATCTTGTCGCAGGCGGCAACCATTTCTTTTACGACCGATTGAGGAAGTTCACCATGTTTTTCATCAATATCTATAACGACATGATCTTTTTTTATACTCGATGTTGTGGTTGTATTAGCCGCATCTGGATTTCGTTCATTGTAAGCGGCCAGCGCCCTACCTATTGCACCTCCCTGCCCGTGGTTATACCGCCAGGATCGTATATATGCCTCTGCAACATGTTCATCCACCCTTGCTTCGGCGCAAATGCGTTGCGATAGCTGGGTTAGATCGGGCGTATCATCCGTTTTTAATATTCGAATGATTGCATCATTCTGGGACATCGTTAATGTAATTGCCATACGAAGATGATTTTGTATCCTATGAATAAGATGAAAGATAGGAAAAGAATTGCGGATAACCAAAATAAAGCGATCATGCGACGATGATGCCGTTTAAGTTGCTGGCTGATCGTGTAAGCGGGGGTATTGGGCCAGGGCCAGTCTGTAAGACTATGTGGTTTGGTTCGTTTCGGCAATCTGGCCCGCCGAAGTATATATACGACACCGGCTAAGATGCCAATACACGAAATGTTCATTAGGAAAATAGACATGATATGCGGTTTGAGGATTACAAGGCATCGTATTCGGCATGAAGTTTGGCTATTTCTGCATCGACTCGAGAAAGATAAAAATCTACGATCATATCGATTCGTATCGGTAAAAAAATGTCCGATAATGGGGCATCGCTCCAATTATATCTACTGACTTTCAATCTTACAGGAAAAGAATCGTCTTTATGATTAATCATATTTTCAATATGCTTCTTGTGGTCACGCAATGTATTGAGCTCAGAAATGATCTGAGACGCCCTTTCGTGCTGTTGCTTTGTCATGGTTTTTGAGTTTAGATTTGCTGCCCCGACAGGAATTGAACCTGCATCCCCAGCCATCTCGCTGGGCGTAATACCAATTATACGTACAAGGCAAACCATTTTGTTTAAGCGGTTTAGTCCGCTCGTATCATTTCTCGGCTGATACCCTGCCGATGGCTGTTTAAGGATATTATCCTACGGATGGATATTAGCAGTCGTTAGGCAAGGGCTGCTTGACGGTACACGGTGTTCTTATTGAACCCGGCATCGATCAGCTCTTTTTGCGTGAAACCTTTCTTGGTCGCCTTGCGGATGATTTCACATACTCCGATGCCCTTTGACAGCGTCCTAATAAAACCCTTAACGGTTTTTTGTGCATTTTTCTTAGTTGCCATTGTTGGACATTTTTAGATTTTAGTCGATATTGACTAATATGGGCGGCGCGTACTAAACCCGCTACCGTTTAATCGCTCAAACCAGAGATCGCGACCCATTTCGGCGAATTACGCCTCATCAGTTAGCCTATTGTTTCGACTTTAAGATTTCTGCTCTTAGGATTCATCGCTATGAACGGTGCATTTTCCTCGAGCCATGACCACATAGTAACCGGATTAAACTGCGCTACCGTGGCTGGAATGCTTGTGAACTCAACGCCATTCCAGTACTCTAAAAAAACCGGGCCGTTACCTATCTGCGTTGTGTATGTTACTTGTGTCATATCTTTGCTGTTTTGATATATCAAAGATACGACACCATTCCATAATTTCCAAATATTTTTCAAAATATTTTTAAATTATTTTTGCCGGTACGATGCCGCCCCCAGCCACCGGGGCCATAGCCTACCATTTTTTTGTTCGAGGCGCATGGATCAACATGATCCCTGTCAACTACACATGATGCGAATAAAATACTGATAACTAGAAAGAAAAGAATTGACTTTTTCATTATTTAGGGGTTTTGTTTAAATTATTTTCGCCTCACCGGCATCCCAATACAGCGCCAATCCTTTAGCATAGCGCAATCCGCTCATACTGCCGACATTTGGGTTATCCAATGTTTTTCGAAGATATACAAACGCTTGCCAAAGGGCTTTTTTGGCGATGGCTTTAGTGGGGCAGGTGAATGTATATGTACCAGCCATTCGAAATTCTTTATAGTCAGACGTAACCGATATGCCGTCAATATATATAGGGATGGCCCTGGCGAGTGTTGCGACACTGTTTATTTGCCCGGAGATGAATATCTTTACTTTCATTCGATCTAATTAAGGTGAATATAATACCTTTCTTCAATAGTAACACCGGCAGCAGAATGCCACGTATAAGCGGCAACCCATGCAACCCGTGATCCGTCTGGGTATCTTAGATGCTGGCCTGGTTTATATGCGAATATGAATGGAATTTTTATCATTGCTTTTAAAAATTGGGGGCAAGGCATCCCACTGCCCGCCCCCGTGTTTGCCCATGCACCTACTCCAAGTCCTTTTCGTATATCAATTTGATAGCCTGTTGTCTGCTAATTTTTTTCGTCTTCATAATCCTTTCAACGCGAGCCTCGAAGATAGGAAAACCCTGGTATTCCTTTGCAGGAGCTTTCAGTAGCTTTTCGTATTCAATACATTGACGGTAGACAGTCGAACGGTTGAATCCTGCCTTTACAATCGTCGAACGGCTATACCCAGCAATATAACACTTCAGGATCAGGAAAATCTTTCCCAATGGCTGGCCGTCATCCAGATCGCCGTTTTCCTCAGCCTTGTCAATGATCTCCTGTATGAAGTCATTGATAGGTTTTTTTGGCTCATCTTTTTTGTGGCTAAGCTTGTCGCTTTCGATAATAAGTTTTGCTTCGGTCTTGGGGGTTGGTGCCGCCTTTGTGGCGGGGGCGGTCTTTTTCTTGGTGGTGGTAGACATGGCTTTTAAAATTTAGGTAAATATAAGATGCAGAGTTGAGACTAACAAATATTTTTTAAAATATTTTTTAAAATATTTTTTAAATTTCTTCGCTGAACCCATCGATATAAACGGAGCCATTGAAATATTCGAGGTTAGCCGATATAACACCATTATCGATGGCGGCGGCGATCAGGCTGCATGCAGCATCCTGTTCGATGTGCGCGTATAGCGGTATCTTGTTTTTGCCAATAGTGGATGTATAAACAAGGACATAAATACGCATTGTTGTTTTCGACAATATGCTATAAATGCGTTTGATTGGTAGCCGGTTGGTCATGTTGCAATAGGTTGGGTTAGTGAATTTTGTCTGCGACCGGGGCCGCTTGCCCAGGCACCTTCGCTCTATGGCCCGTGCTGGCTGCGATCCTACCCCGGTTTCGGTCATTTAGACCTCGTCAGGCAGACTTTACAAGGTGGCGTGATTCCACCATGCGCCGCTACTAATCAGGTAGGCGGCAATGCCTACGAGAATTGTTAACCCTATAAGGGAAAGAATCTGAGTGGTTGAGAGTTTAGACTGTTGTGCGTGTTTCATATTTGAGGTTTTTATTTGTGCTTGTTTCATATATCAAATATACGCTCGAGTTTTGGTTATTCCAAATATTTTTCAAAGTTTTTTCAAAATATTTTTAAATAAAAACGCCCCCGAAATGAGGGCGTTGGAAATCAATTGTTTGTCGAATAGCTAATCTTTGTAAGCCCAATTAAAGCCAGCCAAAAAAGCTTTCTGAGCCTCCTCATTATCCGGAAACTTTGCCTGTGCAACCTGGGAGCATGTTATCTGAGTGGCCTTATCCACCTCCGGCACTTCAATCATTGCTTGCAACCGCTGAGTATCTTCGTCGTACCATAGCACATGCAATTCAAGTTGTCTTGGATTGTTCGGATGATCTGGTTTAAAATTAAAGGCCCCGGTCCTGGTAAGAAACCTGCTGATAACCTTGTCGCGTAAATCATCGCTACTCTTAAAATCGATGTAAATAAACGGATGACCGCTGTCATCGATGTCAATCATGATCTTGCTTTCCATATTTATTTATTTTATCCCGTGGCGGAATTGCTCACGAGTATGGTGCTAAGATAATACACTGATCTGACAATGTGTTACGGGTTCCCAGAATCGAATAAAAAAACTCCCGGTAGAAACCGGGAGACAATTTACCAAACTAAACCTTACGCCAACAGGCGGGTAGGCCTGCCAACTATTTCAAAATATCTTCACTATCTCGAAGTTGCGTTCTTCATAGCCAAAGGTACGCATTAAATCAATCAAATCTTCTTCCGGGCTGGCATCAGGGTGCATTTCATACTTGACGCCGAGATACATGCAGCGTGAGGCGAGACCGACGATAAATAACGTAGGCGGCGTTTTGTCATCATACAGTTCGTCGAGATATTTTCGTATCTCGCGGCGCTGGGCTAGCGTTGGGTGGAATTTGGTTGGCATGGTTTATTTATAATAAGTTACAAACGGCATCCCATTATAGTTTACAATTCGACCGTTTTTATAAAGAACGCTTACAAATGAAAGATGTGTATCAAGTTCTTTAACGTCATTCTTGCCAATTTCAAATTCTTCATCCGGTACTGTACCCGGCATGAAAATAACAACTTTGTAGAGTTTCATAATAATTATTTTTTTGCCGCCAAATCCCCGCCCTGGTATGGGTGCGGGGCAGGCGGTATGAACCGTCCTTTTGTTAACTATTGCTTTGGCATCAAATTGTATACGCGGATACCGTTTATGCCCAATTCATTAAGCAGAAGACCTAAAGAAAACTGATTCAATCGTACAATGCATAAGACAGATTGACCAGAGTAAGCTATATCTTTTATTTCCCTATCCGGGTCCCAGCCTCTTAGTATGGGATTGGCTTTATCGGCCAATGACATATCTATAACGAATTGGTAATATTCTTTCATAATAAATTGTTTTTGCCCCGAAAGCCACATGCCGTTGCTGGCTATGGGGCGGGGATCGATGGCCTAAATCAATTAGTTTAAATTACATCAACAGGGTGCATATTATAATCTTCTACGAATTTTTTTATGTTTTTTTGGCTACCACCTATAATAAGCTTAAGACCGTTCGAATAACTGTAGTATTTTAAGCCACCAGATTCTGCTGCCCATTTTTTAACAAGCTCAATTTTTTTTTCATCGATAGTTTCTACGTAAAGAAATGTGGCTTTTTTATTAGTAGATATTTTCATGGTAAATTGTTTTTATCTATATTTTTCAATCAGTTTCTTTGCGGCATCAACCTCTTCTTCGCTGTAATCGAATTCGTTGGCGATAATATCCTGAGCTTCGGATATGGCCATCTCGAATTGGAAGTGGCGATCATAAGCGGCTTGCCCTTTGCGGCTGTTGCCATCCCAGCCATTAAGCTCATTTGATTTGATTGGAGTAGACATGGTAAATTGTTTTTTGATATACCAAAGATACTATGCAGACACGAATCCTCCAAATATTTTTACATATTTTTTAAAATATTTTTGGCTCCTACTGATAATCAATCTATTATCAAATAGATGCCTGTTCGAATGGCAAAAACAACCAGCCCAATACGGGTTCTGCAACCTATTTTCTCAACCAGCCTGTCGCGTATATTATCCACGCATGCTTTGCTTCGATAAATCGCCTTCGCTATATCCTCCATAGGCTTATCCTGACAAAGATGTATCAGGAATTGACGCTCAATCTCTGTGATTTTCGGTTGTGCCATAATGTTAGAATTTATAAGTTTGATAATCGTTTGCGTTCTTGCTCTGTCATATAATATCCGTTTAACCATCTCTGCATCGCCTGATGATCGGCTGACAACTTCAATACATCATTTACTACGATTCCGATGCATTCATGCACCGTCCAAATAGCCCTATGATTTTTTGCACCTTGAGACTGCATTATTGTCCCCCATTTTTCTTGGGCGTCAGATAGATTTGAGTAACCATGCTTGAAATCTATTATGTGGTAAGAATTACGATAGAAAATGTGAATGTCGTAGACGCCTGGGACTACGCCCATCGCGCGTAGCTTCATTGCAACCCGTGGGTCACGCTCGCCGCCATTCGGCACATGCCAGATGCAATAGTGTAGTTCGGGGAATGTATTCCAGATCAATTTAAAGCAGAACGCCTGAAATTGGTCCTCGTTCTGAAACTCTGGTATCTTTAAGTATTCCATGTCGAGCGATTTCTTGTCTCGTAGTATTTTCTTTTAACATATATTCTTCACTCTCCCATTCCGTTGTGTCTTGGATTGACATTTTCGAATACGCATGATAGTTAGAGATGCGCATTAAGTTAATCGTCTGGTCGTAAAAAATTAAATATTTGATTCTCAATTTTGTTACGCTTGTTACACTTGTGTTACACTTGTTCTTTACAAACCGTAACATCGATTCGGTTATAAGACTCAGTTAGTTAATTTAAAATGTTACGATGTTACGCTTTTTTTACTATCATTGCGTGAAGTAAAAAATAAAAAAGCAAAAATGTAACATTACTAAATTGCTAAAGAAATTAGTTAGCAAATAAAAACGCATATGCCTTATTGTTGTATTTATGCAGATACAATGCGTGCTAAAATGTAACATCGTAACAAATTGAATTAACATAATTATTCTCATTATTTTATTTTGTTACACTTTTTTTTGTTGCTAAAACATATGTGTAACATTTTTAATATCAAAACGGCGCTTCCGGCAATTCTATAGTTCTTCCTCGTTCCGTCCCCATACTCGTTCTTTTAATTTGAACATCAGAAATTCTGCAGCCCTTCAGCGTGGCCCAATCAATTATAGCTTGCCCCAATCTTTTCGCAGTCATCTGATAATTTTTGCTAATGTTGTTTGATAGGCAGTAATCAGCGTATCTTTTCGCTAAAGATGAGTTCGTCAAAAATACTTCTGCTACCATGTCATCCCAATGCTGTTCCATAAAATCTCTTGCACTCGGATACATCAAATCGAATTGTTTGATACTGCCCCCATACGTCAGCTCTTTTGGATACAGTTTTCGCCCTGATCTAAACCAGTGTTGCAAGGACTGTTCGATAACTGCATCGTAATCGGCGTAATCATCATCACTCCATCCACGAGGGAAGTAACAACCAAAATGCGCGTCGATCCCGCCAGCGTTCGTAAAGAAGTCAGTAAATTCAAGTGGAATGATCCGTCGTTTGAGACCTCCATCTGTAACGTCATAACTATAATTTGTCTGGATAATAAATTTAGGCATTTTCTCTACGGGGATCGTCATCTCGTCCTTATATAGCTTCTTGATGACGCCCTGGCCTGATGCCAATTCTTTAAGGAAGGAAAAATCAAATTTTTTCGGTACATCGCTTACGACAAATATACGGGCATGAAGGTCCCAGGCTTGAAGGAATTTACTGTCGTAGCTTACTTGCGTACCAGAAATGCCATTGATAGTAGTAGTGAGGGATAATAGATTACAAAAAACATTTTTACCAGAACCGCCGCCTTCTTTTGGATCAGAACACTCCTCTGTAATAACAATGATATATGCCATTGCTTCATCTTTGTAGTCGTGTGCAAGATATCCAAGTACGCCTCTTATATAATCAGGATTAGTATTGTAATGGGCGGCGAGCGACAAAAATTCGGTATAAAGACCTGGGACGGCGGGGGCGGGTCTGTAAGGGCGGGGGGCGATACGATCTGCCCATATGAGGCCAACAACACTATCATAGCTGAGGTCTGTTGCGCCATCACGGGTAATGCATCTAATTCGATCTTGGTAGAATTTATATGCTCTATCGCTATCGTCTCTAACAAAATCCGCTGATTCAATTCTTCTGAGGCGACTAATAGTATATTTTCCGTGAGATTCACTAAACTCTTCCCAAGTGTTGTAGACATCTTCCAGTAATCCAGGATCATCGCAACGGATGTAAGATTTGAGTCGACTAATAAAATCGTTCTGCTCTCTTCTATGAACAATACGTCCATCAATTTGAATTAATTCGTTATTATAAAGACCAAATCCAAGGCCATGTGCTACATCGTAAAGACGTTCCCTTGATATAGTAATCTTTCCTTTCTCATCGAGTTCCCAAAATATGCCGAATGGGTTACTATCCGCCAATATTTGACGCTGCTTTTGATATTCTTCTCGTGCGTCTGATGACACATTTTCCGGTAACGAATCCCCTGCCAATACCTTTCTTTGAACCAACTTTCTCTCAGCCTCTGGCTTAAGCTGACCGTATCCTTTTCCAACAAGGTATTTAAACGTTTGTTTCTTATCACCGCCGTGCGCAAGGATGCTAAGGACGGTGGAAGCAAAATACCGCCGCGTAGTATCGAATTCGCTGTTAGTCGTAAAGAATTGGTACAATCGTTTTTCGAAGAAATATACAGCATGGATGCCCCCCGATCTGCTGCCAGGACGCGTGAAATATATTCCACGGTTGCCGCGCATTTTCCCCTCGAACGTCCAACCGTGTTGCAGAAGGACGCTTTCAGCCTCGTTCGAATGGTTAAAGTGATCGAACGGGTTCTGACTGTAATAAAGCGATTCTTGGTTCGTCGGATTGTATACTTTGTCTTCACGTATTACTTCGTTGAATGATGTACAAATGGATATTAATTGTTCTCGTTGATCCCATGTAATTGTCGGGATCGGGTTATCGCGGATGACAGTGTAACCGAGAGAAGGCGGCGCAGCAACATAACCTCCCTCGCCTCGTGTTTCAATGAAACATTTATTTTTTTCTTTTGGCTTCTCAGATAATTCCTCTGGTGTAGCCGGACGCTCCGCCAATTTCTTGTTCCCAGGTATAACCCCGTTATTGCACCTATACAATAGGTGGTATCCCCCGGATGGGGTTTTATGTATACGGAGCAGTTTTGCCACGTCAGGTATTGTTTCTGATAGCTCTTGGAACAGTAACTCTGCTGCATCTGGTTTAAATTTTACGTCGATATCAATTGCTTCGAGATTGCCTGAGATTTTCCCACATATAGTTGCAATAGCCGTTGTATCTCTCCGCTCCATCTCGTACCATAACTGTTCTTTTGATATTATCTTAGACTGATACTCGGTCCATTCTGAGTACGGCGATTTTCGTGTTAATACTTTTCCTGACTTTAAAACTTCATCTTTATCTCGTATGGGTATGACCGATATGCCATTATCCAGCAGCGCAACTACACTTTGCCAAACGTCTTTTAAGAGGGGCATGATAGACGGGCGGGCATATGGTACGCGGACACCCGAAAATCGCGGTTACAGAATAAAAAATCCCGATAAGGGATAAATAACACGGGCTACAATGGCCGTAAACTACTAAGCTACAACAAAAAATGAAACCAAAAATATTCCAATTATTTTAATGGGCACCAGGATGGAGAAGGAATCATATCAGGATGTATAGTATTGGCTATTGTTGAATCTTCAAGACTCTCCCATCTCTTAATGTGTTTGCATACCATTGTATCAGCATATTTCCTGTTTCCGTATTCATCTAATGCTTCATTAGAATAAATAATACAATGTTTGCACTGACAACAAAATTTTGGCTTCTTGTATTCTTTAACGCGCCACAATAAAACAACCTCGCTTCTTAACGATATATCCATCCCAACATCAACCGCGTTAGGATCAGTTATCCATACCGTTGACTCTGGACGCTTCAAAGTCTTTGGGTCTTCAACCACCGCCAATACAGCGCCCCATGTTGTCAGGCATGCGCAAGAATAATTATCTAATCCCATATTAATTCCCTCTTTTAAAGTGCATTTCTACACGTGTACAAATCCTGGATATTTTCAACTGAGCAGAAGAAAAATCTTCGTCTTTGACAATTATCTTTATAGAGCTATGATCCTTCATGACAGGACTTATTTTTACACTGTCGAATCCGGCATCGGCAAGCTCTTTCTTGAACCGCTGTATTTTATAGTCGTCGCATACTATGCCGATTGTTTTCATAATAGATGTTTGTGCCGGTTAAGAACTTGACGAGCATTTGATTGGGCTGATTGCCGGACGCTAATGCTGTTGCTTGGATAATGTCTACCATAGGCAAATTCTTCTAAATAATGATATACCTCCCTTAACGCCTGCCTCCGTGCATTGTTTTCATTTCTTGCCTCCATAAGACGTGTAAATGTTATGTTATTTGTTTCTCTTAAGAATCTTATATCTTGTTCCAGATATTTAATTTTCTTATCTCTTGATCCGAATAGACGATTAAACCATTTCATGTTAGATTTTTTTAGAGTGATTAATATTTTTTCCCTCCATGCTTATACGGGCGCAATGAATTGTAGCGCATCTTCTGCCGGATATGCCATTCAATGTCTATATTTTTAGAGTGGCATATATCAAGGATACGGATGATCGTATCGGCGAGCTCATCCTCGAAAGTATTTTTAACACAATTCTTAAAACAATATTCGAAATCATAATCATTTCCTTGACCGCCTAATAAGACCTCATGATTCATAAAATCTTCCTTAAGGTCTGTATATTTGTCAATTCTATCCGCTTCCATTGCTTCAACCAATTCGCTTACGCATAACATGAGCATTTCACCCATGTTTTTGTCTTTTTCCCACCACCCTTTAGCTACTGCATTCTGGTGTATTTCCGATGCTATTTGTTTCAGGTTCATTGTATTTATTTAAGAGATTCATAATATCATTATACAGATGAGGAGGAACAAATTTAAGAAGACGCTTAAGCATATTGAAATACTCATCTCTTTCTTGCGATAATGCCAAATTATCTTCGGTAAGCTTAGAAACATTTTCTTCTATCATCCATATGCGATCATGTAGACTCATTTTCATATTAACATTTTTTAGAATCATAATCATAATGAGGAATAAAACCATTGCGCGTCCAAAATCCCCACAACCGTTTAACACGGAACATGAATACCAAGGTCCAACAGGTTTTTTTATAAGGGAGTTTGAGCTTATGCCTCCAGCAGGCCGGTCGATAAAGAATTTTTCCAGGTCCAAACCATTTCGATTTTCTTGCAACAGCAAGTCCGGGAGGATGCGCCAACATAATTGGATCATAATGCTCCCAATAGCCCCCTTTCAATATAAAGCTTACAAAGTCCCACGGATGATCATGCAGACAATCGTCATCATCTGCTTTAATATGATGTATACGAATTTTGAACCAGGGAGACCAAAAAAGCGTATAACGGATAAGATATTCTTTACCGTCTCCTCGATAGATGATTTCTTTGAATGGATTGCGCATATTATTTATTTTAGAATAAAATCAGGACACGTATGGTCCGGGTGAATAGATATTTCTTGATGGAATATTTCTCGCTGATGCATCGCCCAATTCGGCCTATACTCCATTGCAGCAGCATACTGATCCAAATATCCTGGCTTCCTTACATCCAAAAACTTCGCTATCCTCATAGCAAGGTTTTTCTTGTTCTTCAACTTTGCATATACAGACAATTCCTCTGGCGTCAATTCAATAGTACGCTTGCCTTGCATCGCTGTATACTTTTCCGTTATCTCGATCAATTGACCGACTTCGACGCTTATATCTTTCTTGCTAAACTCGTATCCGCAATTAGGACAAGATTGAGCGGATGCATTAGAGATGTAATCGCAATTAGGACAAAGCTTAACCGGGGCTACGCCGTTACGAGGTTTGCTTGGTTTATTCCATAGATCAGCCCAATCGACTTCGGCGTCCCATAGTCCGTGGCGTTGATAGTTGCCGCCATAATCAAGAACAGTGAAGTGTTTTTTATTTGTTTCAGGACTTAACCTTGACCCTCTCCCGCACATTTGGAAATAAACTATTGTCGACATTGTTGCCCGGCGCAATACTATAAGATCAATTGGCCGAAAATCAAAACCTTTGGTCATACTTCCAACACTAAGACAGATATTAATGCCGCTATCCATCATACGGAATTGGCCCAGGCTGTAGGATTCCTCTTTTGGGTCCATCTTGCTGTGAACTCGAACGACATTGAATCCAGCATGTATTAGACGATTATATTCCAACTCGCAATCTTTTATCGATGCGCAAAAAATAAGACATTTTGTATAAGGAAACGTATTCAAATCTTGAACAAGATTATCAAATACTTTCTTTTCTTCAAATACGCTTTCCTGACTTTCTTCACTGAAATCTCCCTTCTGTATGGATAATTTATTCAGATCAGCGGATACCCTGGCGAAATGTCGGTAAGGCATAAGGTAGCTCAGCCGTATCAATTCTTCCGGTTGCGGACCCAGCACGAATCCTTTGTAAATTTTTGGAAGATGCTTTGCAAAACGAGCATCAGGAGTAGCCGTAAAACCTATTATAACCGCTTCGCTTAGACGTTCCAAAACCTTATTGAACGTGCCCATATGGCACTCGTCGACAATTATTAATAAATTCTTGCCAAATAGCTGCAATTGTTTCATTAACGCTTCCCGTCTGGCAAGCGTTTGGACCATAGCAATAAATATCTCCGTAGGCGGAAGATACCTATCTTTATCCTGATCCGGATCGATCAATATGGCCGGAATTTCTTCTTGTAGCTGGGTATATATTTTTGTCGATTCTGTTAAAATTAATACCGGTCTGCCGCGTTCATGCGCCCGCCATGCGATATTGGAAAATACAGTAGTTTTCCCGCTACCCGTTGCGGCGCAGGCCAATACGTGATTGTACCTTACGCACATTTGTCGTATATCTTCTATAAAAGACGATTGATATGGCCAAGGGGTGTTCATAAGCGATTGAATAAAATAGAAACATGACCGCATTTAATGAAAGAAGAAAAATCTATTGGCGATATACTTGCTTGCCATCCATCTAACTCATGCTCGTATTCTTTATTAAAAGAAGTCAATTCTTGTTTCATTAAATCATAATAAGCATGGGTTATATTAAGCCCCTCATACTTCAATTTAAAGGAAGTCATCCATTCAAAAATAGTTGGCCTCTTAAATTTCTCAAAACTTCCGCCGAGATTTACCGATAATCTTGTCATGCCTTAAATTTTTCGATTAATAATTCGAGTTGTGATAGCAGGGGCAACGGGCCTATCTTTTTCATAAGGCGATCAATTACTTCCATTACCTGTTGGGACCAGAGATCGGGAGGAAGACTATAATTTATTTCCCCGTTCCCAGTTTCTATTTCGCCGCCATAGTTTGGATAATCTTCCATTTCTTCTGATAAGGACTTAATTTTTTCTTCACGCTCTTTTAGTTCAAGAGTCAGTTGATTTATTTTCCCATCCTTGTCGCTATTAACAATAGGCATAACAAGATCGTGAAGTTCGCGCAACTTCTTTTTTACTTCCGCTGCTACTGGATTATTTGCCGGTTGATCTGCCATTGACTATAGTGGTTGTTACGGTTAATTTGCAATTTTGATTCCATTCATCAAATTCTCTTATTTCTTTGTGTGTAGCGGCATTTCCTATTGCTTCCCATCTATCTTTTTGCTCTTTTGTTTTCGATTTTTGAAAATGTTCCAAAATCATTTTCAGCATAGGTATAGCCCGTTTATTTGAAACAATAGCATCCATTTCAAAATATGGAGAACTTGCCTGTATTCGTATCATGATGCTATGAGCATTATAGCGGAAATGAATGTTTTTTCCGCGTCGGTTATGTAATACCGGTTTTTACCGGGATAAAAGAATAATTCTTCGCAAGGGCAAATATCGATGATCTTGTTCATAAGAGCCGGATCAAAATCAAAGACGCCCTTGCCGCCCTTGCAATGCAATATATCATGAAAATCTAAACCATTATCGGCGTCTATCATTTGAAGAATAAGCCTATTGTCTTCGCATTTGAAATGAGCTGCTTTCCCTTTCGTTCCTGAGGTATTTATTACCCAAGTATTCCATTTCGAAAACAACCCTTTGTTTATGACAAAATCGGGATCAATTCCTTCTTCCGGTCTGCTGAATATTGGCGATAGATCAAAAAAGGGTTGCTCTGATTTTCTAAAACCATATAACGTGTCGTTTTCCTTAAACAAGTCAAAAGATTCATTCGATCCATGTTGGCAAGAAGTCATTTTACATACGACCTGAGCAACATCGCGTCTTAAAGACAGATTGGGTAAATGATCTTTTATAGGTTGGAGAAATCCTATGCTCCCATCGCTCCCGGCCACATTGCCATTCCCAAAGAATACATACGATTTTGGCCCAGCTATCTCACCGTCGAATATTATTTGTGATGCAAGGCCAGCGGAAGTAAGGGATAGTTTTGGCAGGGATATCCAGGCATTATTTGCGGTATCAATAGATGGGTAAATCTTGGCAGAATCTGTAGGAGATGATACCTTGCTACTGTGACCCCCAGATAGAACAATCCTTGTGCCGTCGATAAGGAAATTTATATATTCGCTGTCGCAGTAATTTACGAAATGGTATAATGTATCTTCAGATACAAGGAAGCTGCAATCCTCGCTATCGTTTCCAAACGTTTTAATGATGAAAGATTCGTGATTTGATTTTGTTATGGAACAAAAATCGCCTTCAATATCTATTTTAAGAAATTTAAGGATAGGAAGACTCACCTTGCTGGTGTTGATAGTGCCGGATTGCTCTTTGAAAGAGACTATTTCAGATTTGCGGATGCGAGCTTGCATTATTTAAAAATTATTCCATAACGTTGAAAAAGTTCTTGGTCGGTAAGATATTCTGTATTATAATTCGTTCCATGCGCATCTTCCATTGCGCATACGTAAGAATATCCGTTATCTTTTTCTGATCTTGTTCTCAATCCATTTGATTGAATAACGTAAAGAATCATATCGCCGGATTCGCTGCTGTATCGGCGAGCCAGTGCATGTCCGGAGAGTTGTGTCCATTTCATTGTCTTAAACCATTTTCTTTTAATTTTGTTTCCAATTCTTCGTAATGCTGCCGCATTCTGCCAGGGGCATAATACTTTACCAGGTCATGCCAGAACTTTTTTTCAAAGTTTTCTTTCTGCATCGCGTGTTTTTGACGATCTTCCTTTGGAGGTTTGTTCGATTGCGGCGGCGGATCACCCGGAAGTTCTTTCCAGTAGTCGCACATGTTGAGCCAAGGATTCCCGTCCTTGTCCAATGCTGAAACAAACATTAATCCATCCGGTCTGTGCCAGAGAACAGGATGATCAAAGTCCGGCAACGGATAACCTTTCTTGACTGGTATCCAGGATTTATTCTTGCTCATACGCCTGTTTTTTGATTCCATAAAACAATATGCAAACGGTCGCAATACCGAACGCCCATTAATTTACATAGTTCAGCGACCATAGGCCGGGTGCAATCGAGTTGCGTAGTATTTTCTCCTGCTGGCATAAAAACGGTCTTGTCTCTGTCCAGCAATCCGTAATCTTCTTCGACTTCAAGTGCGTCTTCTTTGTTTGCAATAACAAACTTGAAGATAACTTTCTTGCCAAATTTTGTCAACGATTGAAACGTTCGCAGCACAACTTCATCGACACGTTTCTCATATGGCATGCCGCTATTCGATAACTTTGGAGACACATTCCAGTAGTCAACAAAAGGGAACAATTGTTCATCTGGTCTTATGGTGCCGTTAGTTTCAATTTCGACTGAAGGAAGATATCCAGAGTGTTTTCTGAACCATTTAAGATAAGCCAGTATAGACGCTTGTTGCAATAGCGGTTCCCCGCCTGTTATGATCAGATGTGCCCCCCTATATAATTCCGCATATTGCATTTTATCAAAAACATCTTCAAACTTCGTCGCCATCCCCTTCTGCCACACTTCAATAGTATCGCATCGCCATGCGCCTTCGCATAAGAGATTGCATCCTGCCAGGCGCAAAAATACGGCAGGGTATCCCATTGTTTGACCTTCGCCTTGCAAAGAATAAAATGTTTCCGCAACGATCAATGTATTATCGCGCATTATTGTAGTTTTTGATTAAGGTATTTTTCAATTGTTGACCAGCGTTTTACGAGCTCACCTAACCTGGCTTTATCGCCTTCCTCTTTTTCAAGTATAGACTTGTACAAATCCATATCTATCCTTTCTGTAATGGCATCCGTAATAATCTGGTTAAGCACTTCTGGCCTGAGTGCATCAACCTCCCAGCTCGATTCTCCAAATTCTTCAATGTACTGCGTTGCCCGAGGGTCGGTTATTTTGGCCGGATTTGGCGGGGGATCATATTCTTCAATTTGATCCATTGTAAGGGCAATCCCGGTAATGTGGAATTTAAACGGCAAATATTTAGGGCCATTCATAAATTCTGTAATGCGATCATGTATGTCCCTGATCATATCTTTTCCGCTTGGATCATGGTCGCCAAGGTAGATAATGGAAACGGATTGCCCTCTTTGAGCGGCTCGCCAAAAACGTTCGAATGCGTCATGCATAGCTGATGCGCTGCTATATCCCCGGTTGACCATGAGAGGAATATGATAAGGCGCAACCACCCTTTCCACAACCCCGCTTAATGCATCTTTCTCAATCCAGACTTCGACATGACGTTTTTGACCCTGTTGCCTGGGTAGGGCAAAGCTATATGCCGCAGAATTTATAATATCTTTAGGATTATTCCATGACGACGATTTTTGAACGACCCGCAACCTGTCATCAATAGCTTCCCAGTCGACAATCCCACACATTCGACCTTCGAGAAGTAGCCTGCCGAGTTTTTTGTACTCTGTCTGCTTATTGGCGATAATATCCCGGCTGACAAGCTGGTAATATAATTGTCTAAGTGTCAGAACCAATCCTTGCGATTGATATTCCTCAACAATATTGTTGATTATGGCAAGACGTTTAAGAGACGTCTTGTTCATTGGGCTATGGCGAAAAAAGATTTTCATTCGAATCGAATTGTTATGCCTTTGCCAATTCCAGAACAAATGCATCCATGAATAATAGAACTATCTTTTGAAGTGGCCTCAAAACCGGTAGACCAATCATCAGAATCAGAACAACAAAATGCATCAAATCCGGTGTTTGTTACGTTTGTGTATCCCTGGTTTTCGAGTATTTGTTTACCTTTTTCAAAATCACTCTCACTCGAACAAGACATCAAAGATATGATGTAACCAATTAGGAAATATTTTTTCATTTTACCCTTTTTGATCTGTACTTGAAATGGAATTTTAGCAACGACCAGCACTCAAAGAAAGCGGCATCGTCTGCCGTATATGTATAATGGTAAATCATGCGACCGATCAACCAAAATACGTGAGACCAGAAGTCAAGGATTGATTTCATTTTGAATGCGAAGCTTTTTGAAGAGGATATAATACCACATTAAACCACCGGCGAATTTTATTATGATCTGCCCCCCTGTTACCAACAGGTTTATTCCGCCGAAAGCTATTAACTGAAACACCAGGCTATCGCAACAAATCGCAGCAAGGTCGCTCCCGTTAACTTTAAGGAACCAGGATTTTTTCTTATTTAAGGAATATACGAATGTTGCGGCCAACGTTGCGGACGCAAAACCAAAAACCGACCCTATTGCAATACCACCAGTAGAATGGTTTAGTATAAGGGTAAGCATACCCGCACCTATTATTAGGCAAGACAATAAGATGTAGAATTTTGCGCCTTTGTATTTTTCCTGAAAATAACATCTCGCAACAAAATCGAATGGTATAAGAAAAAAACTGGAGAACCAGAGTCCGTAGGGGCCAAAATATTTTACGAGTAAATTGGCCCCTACGAATGAACTAAGGTAAACTATTAGGACAGGGATAACCCCTATCCTCATTTTGTTTCTGTTGAAGCTTGCTCTGCCGAGTCTGTTCCGGTTGGCGTTTTTTCTCCCTCGTTTACAGACTTTTCCAATTGCTCGGCAGCAGATTTTGGCTTACGCGTGAAGTGCGGGATCGCCAGGCCATTTTCCTTGCAATATTTATTAACCTGGATGTTAATGGTAGTGCGATGAAATCCGAGGGCGGCAATTTCATCCTTGGTTTTCCCGTTCTTAAAGTGAGTGAGGATTTGCTGAATGAGACCGGGAGCTTTTTCAACAGGCGGGGCAGCTGGTGTATCTGCCTGTTTTT